TTACCCATCGGAGCGGGAAAGGAGCCTTTTTTTGAAATCGCAGTGCTCGCTAAATAGCCATCTTGCTCGACCGTGTATAACCCTGCTTTTTGCCAGGTCTCCTGCTTTGATTCGTTTATAGATGAAGCTTTTGCTGAAGCCAGTATCGGCCATGATAAACTTCAAATCAACAAGGCTATCGGGTTGCATCTCATGTTTCATCTTCCACCTCTCGTTACAGCCAAATGCTTACCACGTTCTTCAAACTCTTCCTGACAGTCAGCACAGCGCTGGCATCCCGCCACAAGTTCCCGGCGCCGCTCGGGTATCTCTTCCCCGCAGTCGCGGCAGTGAGTAGCTGAAACTGCCGCATGGTTGATGCGCATGTTCTGGATGGTCATTTCCAGCCGGCGCTCTGCCAGCTCGTTGGCCTGATCGATGAGTTCTGCGCTCATGCTGCACCTTCCAGTTCATCAGGCAGCTCAATTTCATCGCCAAACTTTGCGAAGACGACGGCGCGGCACACAGCTACGCGTGGGTTGTCTGCAATGAGCCCGCGGCGACGTCCTGGTGCTACAAGCTCATTAACTCCAACCCAGTGATAAACCTTTCCTGTTGCCGGGTCTGCTGACTGGTAACAGCTGATAGAGTATTTCTCCATCAGCGCACCACATTGGTCCCATTTTGTGGATGGAGAAAACACTTTCATTGCCAGCTCAACGAATGATGTTTCCGAGGTGATGTGAAGTATTGGCTGGCCCATATCGATAGACCACGCAACCGCGTAATCAAGCTGCACACCACTGAGTTTTGCTGTTTTGATCTTCATGCTGCACCGCCTTCGCTTTTTTCCGCTTCAACCGCCATCTGCTCAAGCTTTCGTGAAAGCTCGGCAGACAGTGCCTGGAACTCTTCCTCTGTCGCTACCGGGATCGGCACAAAACGGATGCCTATATGAGCGAGGCCATGTGCCGCCTCAAGGCATTTCCTTAAATCAACGGGAGAGGCTCTGTTCATGCTGCACCTCCTTTTAACCGGGAAATAACTTCTTTGGCAGCCTCTAATCGACCCCATGTAGAGTTAGGTTTATCTGGTTGTGGGTAGGTATGCTTGCTAACGATATCGGTCATTTCTTCGAGTGCTGCCAGCAGCTCGTCGCGCTGCCCGGCGACTTTCGCATGCTCAAGCGCAGCGTTTTCCAGCTGCGATTTGTGCTTCTTGTAAGCCTCGTATGCGTGCCAGCTCTGGCCTTTTCGAACGCTCTCGCTGATTTCCGCCACCTGCTCAGGAGTTAGCACCGTCAGAGGTTGAGCCGGGTAGATCATCACCTGTCCCGCATCCCAGTCGAAGCCTGCGTGAATAGCCTCGACCTCGACGGATGGCGACGGCCCGATGCTGCCAGGTGAGTGGACGACGATGGTAATCTCCGGGTCGCGACGCTGCGTAGTTGGGTTTGACCAGATGCGGGCTACCAACTCAGTGAATTTGGAGAATTTCATTCCGCGCTCAGTCATTCCAGGCCTCCAGTTCGTTCTCGATCTCTTCGTCGATTTCGTCGTTGGTAGCGCTCTTATTGAGGTCGCGGCGGGCTGCGGTCAGATATGCCTCGCGGCGGTCGGCGTACCAGGCTGAGAATTCAGGGGACCAGCCATACGAATATCCGTAAAAAGCCACCCTGGCATTATCTTCAGCTAACCGCTCAACCATGCAGTAAGCAGTAGTAAGCGCGGCCTCCCTGATATACCCACGCAGGTCGCGTTTACGCCAGTACGGGCTATATTTCGAATCGCAGCGGCCTTTAAATTCAACTTCCCAGCGACGAATGCAACGCGCGTTTAATGACTTGCTCATGATTCCACTCCATACCGCCCATTCATGCGGCCAATGCTGCTGACGAAGGCCGTAAGGCTGATTCCCATTGGCTTAATTTTTTCGTGGTGCTTTTTGAGGATCGGAGGTACCACCTCATTCCATTTCGGTTTAGGCTTGGCCTTCATGGCGCGGCGGATTTCATCAACGCATTGGCGCCCCTGATTGCGCATAACGTTTTCTATTTCTGGCGTCATGCTGCCTCCGTCTTCACAACGTCGATGGCGCAGCCGGGGATCAGCTCAACGGAAGCGGTGGCGCACTGGTTGCCCCAGTGGCTCCAGCCTGGCGCTGCGCTGCGACTGAACAGTTCAATACGCGGCACGTCGCCGTAAAGCAGCTCCAGGCGATGGTGAACTTCCCACGGTTTCTCGCTGTGCGCGCCGAGTGGGCTGTAGACCACCTGCTTAATGCCGGCGTGCTTGCGCTCCAGCCCGGCGCCGCGGGTGGCGATCAGCACGTCTTCGGTATTGGCGCGGGTGTGGTTGCCGCCGTTCATGCGCGTCTCTGCATTCAGAAGGTCGAGGAAGTCGTAAAAGTCGGCAACCTCTCCCTCTGCCAGAGCCTTGGTAATGCGCAGTTCGGCCAGCTGATTCAACTTCACCCAGGTGAAGCCCTTCATCGTGCGCACCGTAAAACCCCAGCTCTCGGCCAGCTCGATTGCCTCCTGGTTGTGGGTGCCGGTGTACCACATCGCCAGCACAGCGTTATCCGCGGCGAGCTCCCACACCGGGAGCCGCTTCATATCGAGCAAGCTCATGGTGGGGTAGTGATCGACGGCGGCGCCGTTGCTGATCGTGTTCCCGTAAGACCAGGCCGGGTCGGCCATGATTAAGCTGTATTTTTGATTCGGCATTTTTTATCTCCGATCAGAGAAGCAACACGGTTAAAATCTTCATAACTCTCAATATTTCGTGAGTAATCGAGCATTCTCTGTGTGCCGTTTGAATAAATCCGACCAGGATAAATGCCACTGGCAGACCTGAACTCCATTGTTTGAATGAGGGCGCCGGGATTTTTAGCACTCGCTAATTCCGTCGTAGTCATGAATGCGATTTTTTCTTCTTCGATCACGACAAAAGCGTAAAAGTCACTCCAATTCATCGGTGTAGCTCGGCCGTTACCCTTTCCGGTCCTCATTCCGAACCGATAGACGCTTTTTGACTTGCCGTAGTCGCGCATTTTTAGTGTTGAGCGCACCTGGCCTTTAAGTAGATCGCCATTTGCCTCAACAACTATGTCGTATGGCAGTCCCTGATCCGACGGGAAGCAAACAAACCCCTGTTTTGCGAGTTTGAAAATTGCGTAATATTCTCCGCATTTACCCATTTCAAGTTCGCTGACATAGCCATCGTTCATTGCGCACCTCTTTTCGTGTCCAGCTCTTCAGCCAGCCGCTGAGCCTTTAACGGGTTTCTTACCACTTCACCAGATGGCATTAGCCAGCCACGATGAAGGACGGAGTACATGCACTTCACTTTTCCTACGGTTATGGCGTCGCGGTAATGTTTCATTTCCACTGTTCCCCGAAGGTAAAGCCGATCTCCGCCAGCGATTCGTCCATCTTGCTGATGAACTCCGGCACCATTTCGTTGAAGTCGGACATGTATTTGTCGTCGCGCTCAACAACAACATGGTGAATACCTTCTCGCTTCATGCGAGGGTCATAATTCGCGAAATACCAGGCATCCTTGCCGGTTACCCACATGCTGAATTGCACCTGGGCCATGTAGGCGGATTTGATAGCCTCGAAGCCGCCAAGACGGAATTTCATGAAGTCGCGAGAGGTGAAAGGACACTTCAGCTCAAGGCCACGGCCATCACTGCACAGGCCATCAGGTGAGCAGGCGGTGCGCATGCCTTCGTCGCGGAAGAGGATCGGCGACTCGGTTACCTGTACGTCTGTGGTGAACTCAAACAGGGTGCGAGCGTCGGCCTCATACTGTTTCCCCCAGGCCAGCGCCTTGGCGTTAACTTCCGGCGCCGCGCCGGTGCATACCTCTGCAAGCAGCGTGTGGAAATAAGACATTTTCATGTCAGTCCACTTGGTGCCTGATCTAGGCTTCGAAATGACGTTGTGGACTTCCGAGGCGGTGATCACGCCCAGGCGTAAGCGATGCCAGGATTCATCACCCTGTTCAACGCCGGTAACGTCAATGCCAGTGCGTGCAAGGATAATTTCTGGTGTCATGCTGCCACCTGCGCTTTTTTCTGGAGGAAGCTAAAGCCTTTCTGCGCTTCTTCTTCGGTGAGCTGTGATGCCTGGAAAATGTCACGCTTGAAGATGTTGCTGCACAGAGGCAGGAAGTCCTGTTCCCAGTCCTTATTCAGGGACGTCAGGAGGTCGGTAATTGCCTGCAACGTTTCCTCACTGGCCACCAGGGGGAGCGCCTCTGTAGTGCTGCGCGGCGTTACGTCACGCGCATCCACTTCCAGCGTTTTACCTTCCATCTCTTCGGCAGTGGGCTGCTGTCCAATTTCGGGCCACGCCTTGCGCAGAGCCTGAGCCTCAGCACATTTCGCCAGCTGGCCATAAGGGCGTTTTTTCCACATTGCGTTTGGCGCAGTAGTATCGCGGCCGGCGGTGGCATAGTTCTCCACCCAGTATTCTTTCGCGCTGAATTCGACGATCTCCCCGCTGGGCATGCGCTTGCTGACCGTGTACTTGCACCATTGAGGCACGGTCACTTCAATACCGGTAAGCGTCAGAGTGACGTCCGGGCCGAACTCAGGTTCTTTTGCGCCAGCGTAAGAGCCGGAGCGATCGGCCTGAATCCGATAAAGACCGATGCCAGGCATAACCACATCGCGCCACTCGCTTTTGCCCGACTTCGAGTCCTTAACGCTCATTGGCACCAGATGAACGGGCTTCAGAAGCGGATCGAGGTTTCTGGCCCGGCAGTAGTCCAGCGCCATCATCACAGACTCATCCTTGGCGCCAGGGTAAATACTGTTTTTGAGGGCACTCCAGGTAGCGCCGTCAATACCTCGCTCAGCAAGAGAGCCAGCTGTAATCACAAGTTCGTTAGCCATTGCTATTCCTCAAAGTTAAAACGGGCAGCCGGTACGGTGATCCCAGTCGTATTCCGCCTGGGCGTAAGCTACTGCCGAAATGAAATCGTTATATGCCTCTCCGGCGGAATCGCTGCGGAGGCCTTCGTATGGGCTTTTGTCCATCGGAACAGAGAAGCGGAACAGGCCTGACGGCTCTTTCGGCAGCGTGTCGATAATTTCCTGCGCCCGATCGTCAATCCACTTTTGCTTCTCTTCGGTGAGCGTTTGCTCGGCCCACTTACGCTCTTCGATCACGTCGTATGCGCGGTATGCGTTCATAACCACCTCAGTAACTGATACCGGTATGAGGAATGCGGCCGTCTTTAACCGCGGTAAGAACCTCGATAGCCTGATCCCGGGTAAGGCTGGTATTGGCCATAAGAGCTTTGACGATCTCAGTGCCTACAGCCTTGCGGTGCTTAACGTCGGCTTCGCGTCGCGCCTGCTCATCGGCTTTACGTTTCTCCTCAGCCAGGCGGGCCTGTTCGCGTTGCTCTGCCTCGCGACGGATGCGATCGGCTTCTTCCTGAGCTTTGCGGCGCTCCGCTTCGATAGCGGCCTGCTTGTCAGCCTCAGCTTTCTGCTCGGCTGCAATGCGATCTCGCTCTGCCTGCTCAGCTTGTGCTTTCAACATAGCTTCACGATGCGCCGCTTCTTCACGTTCACGCTGTGCGCGCTGCTCAACTTCGCGGGCTGCTGCAGCTGCTGCCAGTCGCTTAATTTCTTCTTCATGGGCAATGCGCTGGCGCTCAGCTTCTGCTTTTTTCTCGGCCTGCTCACGGTCGAAAGCGTCATTCATCAGGAGGGCCATTTCGTGGTCAGACTCAATACGAGCTGCCAGCTGCCGATCGAAGTCTTCATTCATGGCCAGTGCTTCGGCATGCAGTGCGTTCATGGCTTCTTCGGCCTTAATGCGTTCCTGCTCGGCTTCCCATTCGGTCAACGGCTTACGTGTCGCATCGCGCAGCTCGTCACATGCGTCAACGAACCGCTTAATTTCCGCCTCAGCAGGGCGCACAGCCTCTTTAAGGCGCTTCAGGTACTCGCGCCCCGGCTTTTCGATTGCTGTCTTGCTGCGTGATACCTGCGCCGCCAGAGACGCAACACGGTCACGCCCTTTCTTGGTGGTCAGGTCCGGAACCTCGTTCACGGCCTGGCGAATCTGCTCCAGGTAAGCGTCAAGACCGCCAGCCCGGTACAGGGTCGGCACCTGTTCTGGTTTTATTTCAATGACGGTTAAATCCATTATTTCGCTCATGGTTTCCCCTGAAATTTGGTTGTGAAACGCCCGGCACCGTAATGGCTGCCTGATAGCTCAGTTAAATTCGTGCGCTGATATGCGCGGTTAATGCGTCCCGGCAGGTACTAGGTTCGGTAGCAGGTCGCGTGCCTCAAATGCTTTGCGAATGTGGCGCAGGTTGCCCTGCGGCTCGAACCAGAAGGTTTCTTTCAGGTAGTCACGTGAAACCTTCCAGGTGGCGCCAGTTTTAGCGTTGCGCATCATCACGGCGCGTCCGTTGTTAGGAATTGAGTTAGCCATTGAACACCCCCGTAACGTGCAGAATTTTGATAATCAACGCTGTCCAGATAACGCCGCAGATCAGCAGGCAGTAAATCAGTGAACGAATGCCTTGTTTGCTCATTTTCCACCCCAGCATGCGAAGCTAAAAAAAAGGACAGCAACCAAAAACGGAACGACCTTTAACCAAAAATTACGCCATGCAGGCTTGTCTTCTTCGCGGATCATCTCTTCACCTTTGCCTTATCGCGGCTAAACAATAGTTGTTTGAATGGCTGAAATGGTTTTATTTGGTTGTTTTTATTGGTTATTTATTTTTGTAAAGCGTGCTGGTAAGCTCAAAAAAACGCCAAAGAGGGTAGCGCCATGTCGAATGAGGATGAGTTTTTCGCAGAGATGCACCCGCAGATAGCGCAGATTATCGGGATAGCGGTTATGCAGCTGCTGGTTGAGAAGCGCGAGCCATCAAGAGAGGCGCTGATAGAGATGATTCAGGTGCTGTGGCAGGGAGACCAGGTAGATCTGCCTGTAGAGCTGGCACTGGATGTGCTGATGCTGCGGGAAGAGTGATGACTTAAACTATGATTAATATGGTTTTATTTTCTTGTTATAAGGGAGAGCAGGTTTTCTGAAGCGCGTATCGGCTTTGATAAGTCTCCTGCGATATAAGTATATTTATTGGTTTTTATCAGAACCTCTTCCCCTCTGTGTGAGCTTTCGAACTCATCAAATGCACTCATAAGATCACTGTTATCAATTTTTTTCCTAATGTCAGAAAACCTCAATATATCAATTCGTTTTACTTGAGGATGAGAGAATTCTCCTCTACGCATATCATCAATATGGCTTATCAATTTCTCTCTAATCGGTATTGATACCTGATTCCACTCCTTTCTTTTTTCACCTTTTATGGCAAAGTAGTAGCTTATATAACCAGTTGCAGGAACTGCAATGGCGGCTACAATCATGGCAATTGTTGCAACGCAGTCGCTATATGTCATGAGGTCTTCCTATGCCAGATGTATTTACATTTTCCGAAATGCTTTCAACAGTGGCGCTGGCAATATCTTTAACCAACGCTGTCTGGTTGTTCTTTTTTTGGTTGACAGTCAAGAGGATGTAATAGCGATTAACATCCTCTACAAATCAACCGTGCTTCCTGTACGTCTGCGGCATGCTGCCGATCACCTTTCCGAATACCAATACCCGATTCATCTCGTCTTTTTCGATCGGGTCCCAGGCTGCATAGCTCTTGTTATCTGAGATAACCAGCAGCTTGTCCTTCATCTTCTGCAGGCGCTTGACGTGAGCAGTGTCGTCGTACAGGAAGGCGTATATCCCGTCGCCGTCGAAGCTCTTAACGCTGATGTCGACGAACAGCAGATCACCCGGCTCAATCGTACCGGACATGCTGTCGCCCCGGACGTTGATGATCCGGATGTTCTCAGCCTTACGCCCATCGAACATATGCCGGGCTTCTGCTGGCGCATACTCAACAGAGCGGAGGATTTCAACGAACTCTTGGTTTACCACTCCAGGCCCTGCGCTGACGGCCAGATCCAAAATGTCGACCCTGAACACATCATGATTTATGTGTGAAGGCTTCTTGTCATCTTCACCATCAGCCCTCATGGTGCCAGTTCCCGAAGAAAGCCACTCAGGTCTCACCCTTAAAGCCTTGGCTATATCGAGCAATTTTGTGGTCTGAGCAGCCCTTCCAGTTTCAATCTTCTGGATCGCAGCCTGACTAACTCCAACAGCATCTCCCAGAGTCTTCTGGGTCATGCCGGCAGCCTTTCTGGCTTCTCTTAATCGTTCTGCAAGTGTCGTTTTCATCTTCTCAATTTACAACCATGGTTTTATAGCGGCAAACGAAAATGGTTGTTGACTAAATACAACTAAGGTTTTATCCTTTGTTTGTATTTACTACGGAGGTTGTCATGAACCCAACCATTAAAACCGCAATTAATATTGTCGGCTCTCAGAAAAAGCTTGGTGAAGCCTGCGATGTTTCTCAGCAGGCGGTTTACAAGTGGCTCCACAACAAGGCAAAGGTTTCGCCTGAACATGTAAACAGCATCGTAAATGCAACTAATGGGGAGGTTCAGGCGCATCAAATTAGACCAGACCTTCCCAAGCTATTCCCTTCTCCGAAGGGCGTTCCGGCCGCCTAACCAGCGGCCATTCCAAACAACACCAGAGGAAGTATCACAAATGGAGAGTTCAACGACACGCAACAAAGTGGAGGCTCGCAGGATAGAAAGCTGGTTACACAGCCAGATAGCTGAACTGGGAACCACGAATATCGCCAAAGTGGCCGGAGTGAATAAGTCGACGGTGAGTCGCTGGCGGGAAAGTCTGCTGCCGAACATGTCGCTGCTGCTGGCCATCCTGATTTCTAACAGGCCGGGAGAGAAAGGTGACTTTGAAGCATGAGTGGGAACAGAAAGGCGAAAGCCGCAGTGTTCGAGCACTAACGGCTTTCAGGTGCAAAAACGAATAGGTAATTGCGAGGTAATTATGCCTGGTAAATCTGTAAGAGTAAACAATCCGGAGGTAGCACGTGAGCATGTCACTTATGGCGAAAGCAATGGGGGTCAAAGTGGGAAACTCACTGCGTAAGCTCGTTCTTATCAAGCTGGCCGACAACGCCAACGACAAGGGCGAATGCTGGCCTTCGTATCAACACATTGCCGATCAGTGCGAATGCAGCAAGTCTGCTGTTCGCAACCATATTGATGCGCTTGAGGATATGGGGCTAATCAAGCGTGAAAATCGCGTTGGGGTCAACAACGGGAAGGGTAATACATCCAACGTGTATTATCTGAACCTTGATGCCACCCCTATGCCACCAAAAAGCACAGGGGTATGCCATGAAATAACACCCCCTATGCCATCTGATGGCACACCCCCTATGCCACCAGATGGCACCAGAACCAGTCACTCTTTTGAACCAGTCACTGAACCAGACTCTCTCTCTGCGCGAGGGCAGTTTATCAGCGAGGCCGCAAGGCGACGGATTGGGATTTCACCCAACGGGGAAATACCTTTCCCTCCTGCCTTCAAGCCATCGGCAGATCACATTGCGATTGCCTCGGAGAAAGGGATCAACATTGAAACCGAGTTGCTGAACTTTCGTGATTATCACCAGGCCCGCGGCACAAAGCTGATCGACTGGAACTCGGCATTCCGGGTGTGGCTCAGGAACGCGAGAGTTAATCCGCTTTCCGGGCGCCAGAGAAGCGAACCTGATTCCCCACACTGGAACAGCCCTGAAGGCTGGAAGGACTTCATATGACCGCTCAGCTTATGACCGCGATCAGCAATCGCGATGGTGATGCGCTGGCCAGAATGGCCGCAGGTAGCACGGAGCCGCAGAGGCTTCTCGATTTCGAAGCTGAAAGGCTGGTTGACTCCCTGTTCCGTCAGCTGAAGCAGATCTTCCCGGCGTCTACCCAGACCAATCTGCGCACCGACGCTGAAGAGAAGACAGCAAAGCGCCAGTGGATTGCGGCTTTTGCCGAAAACGGCATCCGCACCCGCGAGCAGTTATCCGCCGGCGTGCGACATGCGAGAGCCAGCGAATCGCCGTTCTGGCCATCGCCGGGCCAGTTCATCAAGTGGTGCAAGGACAGCGGCACTGTGCTCGGCGTGACTCTTGTCGACGTGATGAACGAGTTCCACCGCTACAGCCGTGAAAAAGGGCTGCATACCGGCGGCGCTGAGCGCTTCCCGTGGTCTCACCCTGTCATGTACTGGGTTGTTACCGATACCCGGCGAGCAATGTACCAGCGCCAGCTCAGCGAGGCAGAAACCGAGAAATATGCCGCTAAAAAGCTGGAAGACTGGGCGCTGAAAGTCGCCGCTGGAGAACAAATACCGTCGCCGGTACTGGCCCTTGAGAATAACCAGGAAGCCATTCCGACAAACCATGTCAGCCGTCAGCAGGGTTTTCACCCTGAAGGCAAAAGCTTCGGATGCATGCCAAATGCGGCATCGCTCGGCGCGTTAACTCCGGCTCAGTGGCTGCGGGATGAATACCTGCGCGGGAAAGAGAGAGGGCTTATCTGATGAAAAAGAACTCGGGCAAACAAGCCGTTATTAACTTCATCGGCCAGCATCCTGGCTGCAGCTTTCAGGATATCCGCCGCGGTACCGGTCTTGACTCTTCAGTGGTCAACTCCTCCCTGTGGCAGATGCACCGTGACGGCCAGGTTAAGCGAGAAGGGGAGTGCAGGAGCTACCGCTACACCCTGATCGACACGACAGCCGTAACCGAAAGCGATCCGTCGGTTCAGTATCACCAGCGTCCTGGCGGCGTAAACCCAATGACCAACCTGTTTAACCAGTGCCTGGCGGGAGTAAGAAAATGACTATCACATTACAGGCAGTAAACGAGCTCATCGCCTCCCTGGAGAGCGCAGGCGAGCTGTCGATCAGAGAGCAGAAGTTCCTGAAGCTGGCGAAAGCGTTTAAGCAGCTGGCTGCGGAGAATGTGGAGGCAAAAAAAATAATCAGCGAATGCCGGGAGTATTTCATCGCTGGGGTGATGAACCGTATCAGACCAACGAATGAAGGCTACCTGCATATGATTTGCGACACGTTTGCAGACGAAACCCCCGCCTCCGATCGCATCGTAGCCGGGATTAAGGCTGATGGGGTGGAGGAGTTTGCGGCAAAACTTCGAATTCCTGGTGATGACCAGTTTTTTGACGCTTTAGCAAAAGGGGTTGCACTTGCTGCTGACGACTTCGCCAAGCAACTGCGCGAGGGGGCCAACAAATGACCAGCAAATTAACCAGAGAGCGCATTGAGCTAATCGCTAACTTTCATCGTGCAATGACACTGCCGCCGTCTCACGCTGAAATTGAAGAATTGGCGCGCATTGCGCTGGCCGCAATGGACAGCGAGTCTGGGTGTTTGCCTCTCGACTACCTGCAGGGACACAAAGACGGTCTGGAGTGGGCCGCTCGACTGGCAGAAGCCAATCACCCTGAGACCGGAGACTGGCTTTACGATGACCCTATCGAGCTGGCAAAAGCTATTCGCAAAGGCCCAGATATGCCGCCAGCGCAGCCGGCAGCGGACAGCGATCCGGTGATTATTGTTGGCGATGATGGAGGGGATGCGCTTTCTTATCGCCGCCTTATCCAGTCCTTTGAGCCTGGCACTAAGCTCTATCGCCACGCGCAGCCAGCGCCGGTAGTGCCTCAGGATGTGCTGGACGCATTGCAGAAGGTTGCACGAATACGCCTCGACATGAACGACTTCGACGGCGATATCCGCGGTATCGCTGATTGCCTGGGTGATGCTGAAGAGGCGCTCATCGAGGTGGTAAACCGCCGCGCCGCCATGCTCGCAGCCGCCCCGCAGGAGGCGAAGTGATGGATTTATGGACTAAAGATGAGTTTGAGGAAAGGCTGATAGCGTCATTGCTTATGATTACATCGGGTACTTATTGCGGAATCTCTGGCAGGAAAGGCTCGTCAAAAGAAAATCTAAATGGCATGGAGTCATTCAAGAAGGCAATTTCCAACAGGGTTTATATCCCTTACGATGAAGGAGAGTTCATCTTAAATGGCGTAAGCTTAGCTAAGCCAGCGAAACGGTTCTCATCTACTATTTCATATGTTCCCGGGTGTGATACGCTTGGTTTAACATCGGTTGAGTTTGTAAACCAGCTGCCAAAAAATATTATTCGCACGGGTGGTGGTGAAGCGCTAAAAACTACACTCAATATCCTTCAGGATGGTGAGGTAAGGAATGAGATTTTTTATCTAACCCTCACAAAAGATGGCGTGCTTCATAACTGCCTTACCAGAATGAAGAATGGTTACATTTTTCGCCCAACTGACAAGCGCGGTGATATTGATTGGGATTTTCATGACGACGAGATGGTAGACGGAAACCATCCCGTCAATCGTCAAACGCTTATTACAGCCATGCACCTACAGTCGATGGACGAGATTTTTGAAGACTGGTGCGTCATTGCTAAAACCGAAGGGAAAGAAATCGGTTTTGGCATTACCAAGGAGCATATTAAATCCCTATTTTACGCGATGAGTACGCCACTCACGGCGACGGGAAGGCACTCACCCATATTGCACTGGGTTTCCTCGCACAGGCGCAGGATGCGCAGCGGAACCGATTTGGATGTGAAAAAGCATTTGCGTGGGGCCACAGCATTTACTTGGGAAGGAATTAGATTTGAGATTATTGAGCCGGTAAAGCGCAGCCAGCAGTAACATCCAGGCCTCTACGGAGGCCTTTTTCTTTGATTATTCAAACTTAAGCAGCCATGATGACCTCGTCAGCCTGAACACCTCCGAGAATACTTCATGGAGCGCGTCCGCTACTACCGCGAGCAGAGCATCCAGCTACCCAAGGCATCCGATCCGCGCTATCTGGAAATGGCAGAGCAGAACACCAAGAAATAGCGATTTTCTCGTATATGCTCATTTTGCTTTTATCCCCGTAACGGGCGATAATTACCTCGTCAGCCTGAGCAACTGACGACTTACTTCCGGCGCCAAGTGGGGACACATGGCGCACAAAACCTTACAGCAATCCCTGTCACCGATGGCGAAAGCCACCGGCGATTTTCTGCATTCAGCGTTTAGCCTCTGCGGAGGTGAAGCGTGAAGCAACAATTCTGCCTTATCAACGACAACGTTAAGCGTAACGTCGTCAACTTCATCCAGTCTCTGCCCGTCGACCACCGATCGCCGCTGATTATCGAGGCGCGCGAAGAGAGCCGCACCGACAAACAGAATCGCCTTATGTGGCCACTTTTGAAAGACCTGAGTGATCAGGTGATCTGGCACGGAGAAAAGCTTGAGCCGGCGGAGTGGAAAGACCTCATCACCGTACTGGTCAGCCAGATGCAAAACCCGGAGCGTGAGCAGAAATCCGCCCCGGGCATCAACGGCGGCCGCGTCTACTTCGGCGTTCGCACCTCTCAATCCAGCAAGCGCTACATGGTCGAGGTGATCGAGGCGATTTACTGGTTCGGCACCGAGCACAATGTGAAGTTCAGCGAGAAGTCCAGCAGTCGGATTGCATGGGCCCAGGAATGGAGGGCTTCGCATGCACAGTCTGCTCGCTAAGGTCATGGATCGCGGCATCTTCCGCGTACCGGCGCGCCGCAAGCGTAAGGTCGAAGTTAAGCCTTCCGACATACCGACCATGAAAGACTACACCGCCCGCCTGGTCGATAAGAAGTGGCTACGCCTGAGAGCAAGGAGGCCACATGCGTAAACCAGCACGCCGCAAATGCGCCCACTGCCGCGAATGGTTCCATCCTGCCCGGGAGGGGCAGGTGGTATGCAGTTTTGAATGCGCCAGCGCGATCGGCAAAAAACAGACAGCAGAAGCGCAGCGTCAGCGTACCGAAGAGAAGGCGGGGCGCCAGCGCCGTAAAGCAAGATTGGCTGAGCTCAGACCTAACGGTTACTACAAAGCCCAGGCTCAGAAGGCATTCAACGCCTACATCCGCGCTCGTGATGCTGCTTTGCCATGCATTAGTTGCGGCGAGACCAACCCGCCTGATCTGCATGGCGGCCAGTGGGACTGCGGCCACTTCAAAACGGTCGGCGCTTACCCTGAGTTGCGTTTTGAAGAGCGCAACGCTCATAAGCAGTGCAAATCGTGCAATGCCGGGGCTGGTAAGTACACCGGCAAAGAGTCGACGGTTGCTCAGCAATACGAAGCTGGCCTGGTCGCTCGTTACGGTCAGGAATATGTCGACTGGCTTAACGGACCCCATGAAATGACCAACTACCGCCGGGAAGACTTTATTCGTATCCGCGATGAGTACCGCGCCAAGCTCAAAGCACTGAAACAGCGGGAGGCCGCATGAGCCGTGACGTTATCGAACGCATCCGCGACCGTTGGCAAAAGCTCCGCCTCCTGCGTAGCCGCGGCACCGTGCTGGTCGACTACAAAATATTACGCAATTTCGTCCGTATCTATAAGCACCTGGGAGAAGCAGCATGACAGCTCAATACTTGGAATTTGTTCGCCAGCAGCTGATAGTGGCCACCGCCGATCTGAGTGGTGCGACGAAAGGGCAACTGGTAGCCTTTGCAGAAAATGCACAATTCACCGCTACGGCGCGCAGCCGGGGAAGGAAGAAAGTAGCCGACCCGGTAACCGGCCGCATGGTAAACCCATCCAGGCCGCCAATCCCCGGGCAGCAGTCCCGCGCTAAGGGTTCATCAATCGCTCTCGTTCTGCCCGTTGAGTATTCGACGGCCAGCTGGCGCCGGGCTCTGCTCTCGCTGGACGACCATCAGAAAGCGTGGCTGCTGTGGAACTACAGCGACAATATCCGCTGGGAGCACCAGGAGACGATCACCCGGTGGGCATGGGAGCAATTCAGCGAAAAGCTGGCCGGCGTGCGCATTGCAAAGAAAACAGTCGATCGCCTCCGTCAACTTATCTGGCTGGCCGCACAGGACGTCAAAGCCGAACTGGCAGGGCGGGAGATGTATGAATACCAAAAACTTGCCGCTCTGGTCGGAGTGAGCCCGAAGAACTGGTCAGAAACGTTTACAGAGCGGTGGGAGGAGATGAAAACCACCTTGCGGCGCCTTGATAGCGATTCTCTTTTGCAGGTTACGCGATCACGTTCACAACAAAAGGCGACAAATTTTGACTCAAGTCTTGCAAAACTGGATTAAATGCGTCATATTTGAGTCTACTTTGATATGCTGCCTTAACTTTAAGTGGCGGCATGAAGTTTGAAAAAGTTGGTCGGCAAGCCATCAGTAAAAAGCGGTTAGACAGCGGCAGTCTTTAAAAGCAACGTGACGGCTCGAAAGTGAGCAAAAATACAAGCCCGAGGTTAATGCCTTGGGCTTTTTTATGCCTGCTATCCGGTCAGGGCTCTTGGGTAAAGACGTGCCGCACGACACGTCGACACCCGCCGCGCAAGAGCCCTGAACCAGATTGCTGGTTTAGCTCAGCAGGTAGAGCGCCTGCCTTGTAAGCAGGGTGTCGGCGGTTCGATTCCGTCAACCAGCACCAGATAATGGCCTGACCTGATAACGGGTTCATACCCCAACTTATCAGGGGCGCTGCTGCAACAGCGTCGCAGGCCGCCAGACCCAGCCAGGGTATTTTCGGTCATCACCGACATTGCTATTACCCTCATGCTTATTGCCTGCCTAACCGCAGGCTTTTTTATTTTCAGGGTCGCGTGAATCACCCTCGACGCTTTGTTGGTAAGTCAGCCCGACGGCCCTGACCTTCTCACACACAGCTTCCCGATCTTTCATCGGAGGCGGTAACTATGGCTAAGCGTATGCAAGACAAAGAGAGCATTGCCGGGATGTCCTGGCTGGTTCTGCTGATCATTGCTTGCTGGGGTGGACTTGTCCGCTACCTGATAGATGTGAAGCAGAGCAAGGCAACATGGAGCTTGATCAATGCTCTTGCCCAAATGGTGGTTTCAGGGTTTACCGGCGTTATTGCAGGCCTGGTGAGCATTGAAAGCGGACTGAGCATTTACATGATTCTGGCAACCGCGGGGATAAGCGGCGCGATGGGCTCCGTAGCGTTGACCTATTTCTGGGAGCGCCTGACGGGGATTAAAGATGCAAATCAGTAATAACGGTATCGCGCTGATTAAGCGATTTGAGGGTTGCAGGTTAACCGCATATCCCGACCCGGGCACAGGTGGTGATCCCTGGACGATTGGCTACGGCTGGACGGGGAAAGTAGACGGCAAACCTATCAAGCCCGGAATGAAGATTGACGACGCAACGGCGGATCGCCTGCTGCGCACTGGCGTAGTGAGCTTTGACCAGGCGGTAAGCAAAATGCTCAAAATCTCCGTTACCCAGAACCAGTATGACGCGCTTGTGTCGCTGGCCTACAACATCGGTACGCGAGCGCTATCCACATCAACGCTGATGAAAAAGCTGAATGCAGGTGATGTGAAAGGCGCTGCTGACGCATTCCTGAGCTGGAACCGGTCAGGCGGCAAGGTAATGGCTGGGTTAACGAATCGCCGCAAGGCAGAGCGTGAGGTATTTCTCTCATGAAACTCGTTGATGACTGGAAAAGCGCATGGCGCTGGTTCTCCATGCATGCACTGGTGCTGGCCGGGGTTATCCCCACGGTATGGGCAGAGCTACCGCCAGACCTCAAGACCGCAATCCCGCCGGGAGCGATGGGCGCCATTACAGCGGTAATCGCTGCATGTGGTGTGGTTGGTCGGCTGGTTAACCAGAGTAAGACGCAATGACAGCCGAAGCCATTCTGGCGCTGGTTAAAAAGTTCTGGCTGCCGGCGCTCATGGTCGTGCTGACCGGTACGCTGGCTATCTCTGCCAGCCACTACAAAGGTAAAGCCGAACAGGAAAGGCAGCGAGCAGATGGCGCGGAACAGCAGGTAAACGCAGCCCAGACCATCACATCCAACGTTCTGACCACCATGACCATCTTCAACACCATCGTCGAGGTCAATCAGCATGCAAAAGAGCAGATCGCACTGGACGCATCGGGAGCCTCGGCTGATATCCGGGTTGCTGTTGCGAATGATGATTGCACTAATCGCCCTGTCCGGTGGTCCCGTTACCGGCCAACCTGACGGCTGACACCCCGCAACCGGAAATCCCTGACAACCTGACGTGGGGCCAGAGCCTGGATTTAAACGTCAGTCTGCTTTCAGCGCTGGGCCAGTGCAACCGGGATAAGGCCGACATCAGGCAAGCAGAGAAAAAACGAGCCTCGCAATAGCGGGGCTTTTTAATGCGTATCGTACACGCAGATCATCGAGAGTCTTTCAGTCGTGAGCCTGAGGAACGCCGTTAAAGGTGGCGACCTCTCTCGGGCGGCGTTCCTGTACGACAGGCTCACACCTAAAGGAAAGAAAGTCATCAAGTATTGGAAAGTTCAGCTTCTGCAGCTTTCTCAGCCTTCCGGCAATATTCCCGGCATTATGAACGCCCGCACTCTGGTCGAAAGCCTGTTGTTTGAGGGGTACTCGAAAGATAAACCGAAAATTAACCTCGGTTCCGGAGTAAATATTGAGTTGTTTACAGCACCCGATTCGCTGGAAACCCGTATCTTTCGTGACCACCTCGTTGACAGTGTGCGTTGCTTCCCGATGTGTGAAGATGATGATGAAACTGACGGAACTCAGGAAGAGCAGACTAAGCCACCCTCACGCGAGGCCATGATTGAATATATCAAGCAGGCCATTGGGGAAGGCTATCATCCTAAAATCTGCCATGAGCTCATTCGCAATCCTGATCTGCTTTGGCAGTTGCATGACGAGGCGGTCGATTATGAATATCGCGCTTGTTGGCGCTGGTACCAAAACGGTCATGGTTTTCATGAGACTTTTAGCGTCCCTGAGAAAATCCACGATCACGCCTGCGTAAACTGTTTTGCCGATAAAGGCCCATGCCTTGGCGAGTGCCACGTATCCGACGTTAATAAGGCTCGCAGCTCCTCCTTCGAAGACGTAGTGAAGCCGGTAATCAAATGGCTTAACGAAAACGCCAACCCTCATGCATCAGTGAGCATCGACGCGACCAGTGCTCATCTGCTTACTGGTGAAATCGGCATTCACACGGAAGAGTTCATTAAGGACTGATCGGGCATTACAGAGCCACTTCCAGAGGTGGCTCGATAATGCCACAACGAGGTAAGCCATATGCGCACCACTGGAATCCTAATGGCGGAAATTACGCTTCGCCCATACATGAAGCCGCTGCTCATACTTTCAGTGCTTTTGAGCTGGGGCTGGCTCACTAAGAAGTGTGTCCGGATTAGCCCTGTAATTGGAAAGAAGACGTGATTATAAAGTTCTGCAAATGGCGTCTGAAATACGCCATTGACAGAGTTTTATATAAGTTTGTTGATGCATTGGTGTCGAAATTACCGAGCAAGTATCTTCGGTTGCCAGAGGATTGTTCTGCATGACTGAAAATGACAATCGCAGACCATACCCTCCCGTCAACTTCACTGGCGAAAACTGGCTGCCGTATACCCGCCTGATCCCCGCTTCCGAAATCGGCGAATGGGTAAATCAGAACATCCTCTCCGAAGACGGCCGAATCCATAACCCTGACCATACGCACTTGCTCGATGCTGATGTGGCGTTTATGTGGGCTTCTGGCTCATTCGCCAAAAGCGGCCGCATTGTGCTGGGGCAGTGTGAGCAGGTAATGATGCGTGCCGGCGGCTGGCAGAAGTCCCGCATGGAGCAGCAGATGCATGAATGGTTCGGTCGTATACCGAAGTTCATCATCACCCTGGCTGCCGACTACTGCGAGCAATGTAACGATCTGGAGTTCTGCGCACTGGTAGAGCATGAGCTTTACCACATCGCCCAGGCTACCGATGACTATGGCGCGCCGAAGTTCAACAAAGAGACCGGAATGCCGGTGCTCAAACTTCGCGGCCATGACGTCGAGGAATTCGTCGGAGTGGTCCGGCGTTACGGCGCCAGCAAAGACGTGCAGGAAATGGTGGATGCGGCGAACAGGCCGGCGGAGGTTGCTCATATCGATGTTGCCAGAGCGTGCGGGACTTGCATGCTGAAACTGGCTTAATAACTGGACTGTACTGGACGGATGGTGAAACATGGCTGCACTAAAACCAGAGGTGAAAGCCGCCATCGTTCAAATGCTTGCGTGCTATGACACGCCTTCGCAGGTGGTCGAGGCTGTCCAGAAAGATTTCGGTATCACCATCACCAGGCAGCAGGTTGAAACTCACGACCCGACAAAGGTTAGCGGCAAGACGCTCGCCAAAAAATGGGTCGACCTTTTCAACCGCACCCGCGACCGATTCCTCAACGAAATTTCCGATATCCCGATCGCCAACAAAGCCTATCGCCTGCGCGTCTTGCAGCGAATGTCGACGACTGCCGAGGGCATGAAAAACCTCGGGATGACAGCTCAGTTACTGGAACAGGCGGCAAAAGAGGTTGGCGATGCCTACAGCAACAAGCAAAAGGTCGAGCTGACTGGTAAAGACGGCGGCCCACTGAATCAGGTGACGTACACCGCTGAAGACTATGCGAAGGCCCAGCAGAAGCTGGAGGGAAGGTTAGAAGGGCTGGACTGATATGAGCGGAATTATCGAATGGGATGACCTGTCATTCCCGGAGCGCGTGATCATCCGTTCAAAGTCCACGAAGTCATTCCTCAACTTCACCCGGATATGGTTCGAGCTAATTCAGGGCGATCGGCTGCTGGTTAACTGGCATCACCGCCTGATGGCTTCGAAAATTGATGATCTGCTTGCCGGGCGCCTTGTCCCGCGAAACCTGATTATCAACATCCCGCCAGGCGGTACAAAAACAGAGTTCTTCTCCATCCACTTCCCGGCGTATGTCAACGCCCTGGTGCAGGAGAAGCGGCTTAAACGCTTTCGCAACCTGAATATCTCTTTTGCTGACACGCTGGTAAAGCGTAACAGCCGGCGCACCCGCGACATTATCGCCAGCCGTGAATATCAGGAGTTCTGGCCCTGCTCGTTTGGTGTCAACCAGGCAGAAGAGTGGGAGATAAAGGACGAGCGAGGGCGCTCTATAGGCCAGACGGTATCGCGCTCAAGCAACGGGCAGATCACCGGTGGTCGTGGTGGCTACTACGGACCAGAGTTCTCCGGCATGGTGATGCTGGACGACTACAACAAGCCGGTGGACATGCTCAGTGAGTCCCGACGCAAAAGTGCGAATACGCTGCTGGTAAACACCATTCGATCACGCCGCGGCGATAAGTCGAAAGAGCACCCGACTCCGTTTGTGAGCATTCAGCAGCGCCTGCACACCGACGATGCAACGGGCTTCATGCTTGCCGGCGGAATGGGCGTACCGTTTCACCATGTCGCCATACCAGCCATGATCGACGAGAAGTACATCCAGTCGCTTGATGAGCCATGGCGTTCGCTTTGCTGGGAAACGGTCAAAGATACCGATTCTGTGGTCGTTGGTGGTGTTCGCTACTGGTCCTACTGGCCGCAGATGGAAGACGTTAACGACCTCCTGCAACTGTGGGAAAAGGATCGCTATACCTTCCTGTCGCAATACCAGCAAAACCCGATGGCGCTGACTGGCGGGATCATCGACACCAGCTGGTTCAGAACGTACACCACCCTGCCGAAGCTTACGCACCGCGCCGTGTATGTCGATACGAACAGCGGGAAGGTAGAGGACTGGCTGGATTATACCGTGTTTACGCTGGCTGGCATGGGTGTGGACGGGAATCTGTACATCATCGACGTCGTTCGTGGCCGGTGGGACCCGGAAGACCTCCTGAAGAAAGCGGAAGAGGTTTGGGAAAAGTGGCGCCTCTCTGGCTCCATGCGGGTCATGCCGCTGCGTCATATGGCCATTGAAGAGAAGCAGGCCGGACAGGGCCTCATCACCACTCTGAAAAAACGTAGTCAGACCCTCGGACAACTCGCCATCCCGGTGAGGGAAATTCCGCGCGGTACCGGGCAGAACAAGCTTGTTCGCTGCCTTAACGTCATCCCTCAAATCAAAACCGGGAAAGTGTTCGTCCCCGCGACGCACACCGACGACGGACAGAAGCTTTCCAGCATCTTCTACGAGGACGGCACGATCGCAGGCTCAACGGAGTGGGTTCTGACGGCGATGACGGAATGCGCTGCTTTCTCCGCTGATGACAGTCACGACAACGACGACATCCTCGATACCTGGATGGACGCAATCGACGACAACCTGATTTCCGGCCCGCAGCCGATGGTTATCGACCCGAATCAACTCAGGAGAATTTAAGTGTGGTGGTTTAAAAAGAAAGAAGTCGCCGCGCCTGAGCCGGCAAAAGAACCAGAAGCGCCGAAGGTCGGGATCAGGCCAGAGGCCGTGGCCGAAGTCCACGCATTACCGAAAAGAGAGTTTCAGCGCTACGAGCCGCCGAAAGGGGTGATCCCCGAGGCTATCAAAAGCGCCATTCTGGCAATGGACTCCACGCCTTACGATGATCTCAATGCTGCGTATGGCGGTTACGGCTACGGCGACTTTGATAGCTTTCCCGGATACCCGTATCTTTCCACGCTGGCGCAGAAGCCTGAATATCGCAAGATGGTCGGCACCATCGCGGAAGAAATGACCCGCAAATGGATAAAGCTCAAAACTGTCGGCGATGAAGACAAGGCGGATCGGGTAAAACAGCTCGAAGAGGCCATGAAGCGGTTTAAGGTGCGCGAGCGCTTTAAAGAAGCCGCAGAACACGACGGCTACTTTGGCGGTGGCCAAATTTACATCGACGTTCGTACGCCGCGGGGAATCTCCGCATGGATGGACGACAACGAGCTGCAATCGAAGCTCTTCATGAGCGACAAGAAGATCACGAAAGGCAGCCTGCAGGGGTTCAGGGTCATCGAGCCTATATGGACCTATCCGGGGATTTATAACTCCGACAACCCGCTGAGCCCGGATTTCTACAAGCCGACGCAGTGGTTTGTCATGGGCCGGACCGTACATGCAAGCCGGATGATTGATTTCGTCTCGCGGCAGGTCCCTGATCTGCTGAAAGCATCGTATAACTTCCGCGGCCTGTCTCTCTCGCAGATTGCTGAGCCTTACGTCAATAACTGGCTTCGCACCCGCGACAGCGTCAGCGACATGATTCACTCGTTCTCAGTTCCGGTAATCGGAACAAATATGAGCACGATTCTGCAGGGCGGTGGGGCAGATAGTCTTCTGGCAAGGCTTGATGTCTTCAACCGATGCCGCGATAACCGTGGCGCATTCGCTAAAGACAACAACCCTACCCAGCCAGAAACGGTTGAGTTCGTTAACGCCCCGCTTAACGGTCTGGATGCCCTGCAGGCACAGTCGCAGGAGCACATGTCTGCGGTTTCGAGCATCCCGCTCGTCAAGCTGCTGGGCATTACTCCAAATGGCCTTAACGCAACGTCTGACGGCGAAATCCGCGTTTTCTACGACTACATTCACGCCCTGCAGCAGTCTGTTTTTAAAGACAACCTGAAGCGCGTGATGGACATCATTCAGCTCTCTGAGTTCGGCGACATTGACGACGACATAACCTTCGACTTTGAGCCGCTGTACGAAATGAGCGCTAAAGAGCGGGCGGAAATTCGCAAAGTAGACGCTGACACTGACGCTGTCTATGTGGCCGCCAGCGTGCTCTCTGGCAACGAAGTCCGCGAAAAAATCGCCGGTGACCCGGACTCTCCTTATCACTCTCTGGACCTGAATGATGACCTCGAAATCGAAGACGACTACGACGAAGAGGAAGAAACAGACCCTGGCGATAAGGGCGGTTCATCCTAACGCTGGCGTCGAAGCATGGTACCGCCGACAGCTTGATAAGCAGGTGCAGGAAATGCAGGCATCTGTTGTCTACTGGCTGTCTGCAAACTATCGGGCCAGCGGCGCGGCTGTCGCCATGGATGCATCACCTGCAGTGATGATGCGTAATGCCATGCAGAAACTGGCTAAGCGCTGGACGCGGCGGTTTGATGACATGGCGCAAAAGTTGGCCGACAGGTTCGCTAACGACGCCATGAAAAACGCGGATACTTCACTGGCCACAGCCTTCAAAGATGCGGGGTTTACTGTCGAGTTCAAGATGACCTCGCAGATGAATAACGCTCTTCAGGCGACCATCGCCGAGAATGTCGGCCTTATCCGATCCATACCCGAGAAGTATTTCACCGAGGTGGAAGGGCTGGTTATGCGGTCGGTAGCGCGTGGGCGCGACTTGTCCTATCTCACCGATGAACTCCAGAAGCGATACGGGATTACCCGGCGCCGTGCGGCGTTCATTGCCCGAGATCAGAACAACAAGGCCACCTCAGTCGTTCAGTCCGCTCGACAGCAGGCGCTAGGCATTACCCAGGGTATATGGAAGCACTCCCATGCAGGTAAAAAGCCTCGCCAGTCCCATGTAAAAGCCAATGGCAGGCTGTTCGACCTCTCGGAAGGGATGTTCATTGATGGCGAGCATATCATGCCAGGTGAGTTACCAAATTGTCGTTGCACCTGGGAGGCTGTCATTCCAGGGCTTTCAAAACAGGATTGAGCAATGAACCCCACAGAGTGCTTAGCTTTCGATCGCGCCTCTGTGCGCACCATCGACGCAAATGGCCGCCTTCAGATTTCACGAACGAATATCAGCAAGGCAAACGTCAACGCCTACTACGGACGAGAGATACCAAGAAGCGAAGAGCTTGGGCTCGAACCCAACAAACTTTACCGGCTTTGGCGCCATCCGGACGAGCTCCGGAAAGCAGCCAAAACCTTCAATAACATCCCCGTGCTCAGCAAGCACATCCCCGATTTTCCCACCGACCCGCCCAATGAATTTCGTGTTGGCGTGACGCACTCCAATGCGGAGTTTGACGGCACGTATCTCACGGTTGGTATGTCGATCTGGGATAACAGCGCGATTGCTGGAATTGAGAGCGGAGAGCAGCGAGAGCTATCTGCATCGTACAAGTACGTCGCAGACATGACCCCGGGTGTCACCCCTGACGGCGAGCCTTATGACGGCGTTATGCGTGACATTTTCGGAAACCACGAAGCGCTGGTCCCTGACGGCCGCGCAGGGCCAGATGTACTGGTCGCAGATTCATTACCACCGGAGCTTAATCACATGCGTAAACATAAGGTAGCGGCGATCCGCGCCACCCTTAAGCCACTTCTGGCGCAGGATGCAGATCTGGAGGCAGAAGTCCGCAAAGCTCTTCTGGCTCTTGATGAAGCCGAAAAGGAAGACGAAAAAGAAAACAAACCCGCCGACGACGAAGACGACGACGAGAAGGACAAGAAAAAAACGGCGGATGATGAGGACGACGAGGAAGACAAGGACAAGAAGAAAACCGCTGAAGATGAAGACGATGAAGAAGACGACAAAGTCTCCAAAACGGCGATGGACTCTGCGATTCGCCTGGCGGCCGATAGCGCAACTAAAAAGGCTGCGGAAAACTTCCGGAAAATCCGTGAAGCCGAGCAGGTTGTGCGCCCGCTGATCGGCGACGTCGTTGCCATGGACTCAGCAGAAGATGTCTATCGCACCGCGCTTGAACAGAGCGGCGTGGATATCTCCGGCGTTCACCCGTCCGCTTATCCGGCGATGGTCAAAATGGCGATCAGCCAGAAAGAAAATTCACGCCCTGTCATTGCGCAGGATTCCGCTTCCGTCAGTGAGTTCGAAAAAGCATTCCCGACCGCTGGCAAACTGAAACGAGGTTAACATGGCAGGTTTTCAGACACGAATTAACCAGTATCCGGCCCCCGGCGTCGAAGGGGCCTTTGCTGGCACTAACCCTCACGCGACCTATCAGGCCGGCGAGGGCGCTCTGGTTGCTGGCGAGGACGGCCTGACTGTCGGCCGCTTTGCCTGGGATGTTGACGGTGTGGCTTCCAATGCCGGTAGCGGTGTTCCGTCTGGCTTTGTCCATCGTGATGGTCAGGCCTCGATCACCGTTTGGCTGGGTCAGGCATCCATGCTTATCCAGCCCGGCCGCGAAGTGACCCTGATGGTAGCCGGTGACTTCTGGGCCAAAACGTCAACCGCTGCCACCCGCGGGCAGAAGGTTTTTGCATCCCTGACCACCGGTGAGGTGCAAGTCGCCGCAGCCGGCGCAACCGTGTCCGGTTTTATCGAGACTGCATTCTATGCCGCAAGCGATTGTGACGCTGGCGAGCTGGTCAAAATCAGCACCTGGAGCAAGTAATGAACGAATTTCAGCGACACTACGCCGCAGCCAGCGGGAAATATGGCATTGTGCTGCCCGGCGCGAAGGACTACCTGAAGCCGGAGTTTGCGGAGAATTTCGCGCTGGCGATGGATGCCCAGCCGCAAATGGTTACTGCGAATAACGCCGGTATCCCGGCCTACTTCACGAACTACGTCGATCCGGAACTTATCCGCGTTCTCGTAACGCCGATGAAGGCCGCAGAGATTATCGGTGAAGTGAAAAAAGGCGACTGGACGACGCTGACCTCGCAGTTCCCGATCGTCGAGTCGACTGGTGAAACCAGCGCTTACGGCGACTTCAACAACAACGGCATGACTTCCGCCAACGTCAACTGGGTGCCGCGCCAGTCGTTCCATTATCAGACTCACACCCGCTGGGGTGAGCGCGAGCTGGACATGTATGGCGCCGGGCGTATCGGCTATGCCGCAGAGCTCAACGTGGCCTCTGCGCTTGTGCTGAACAAGTTCCAGAACAAGTCCTACTTCTACGGCATCGCCGGGCTGGAAAACTACGGCCTGCTCAACGATCCGTCTCTGAGCGCTCCGGTTACTCCGGCGGCGACTGGTTCCGGCGGTGGCGTTACCTGGGCAACGAAAGACGGGCAGGCTGTATATGACGACATTTCCGGTCGCCTCTATAAGCAGCTGGTCTCTCAGACCAAAGGCCTCGTAGAGCGCACCGATCGCATGGTACTCGGCATGTCGCCGGAAATGGAAGTCAACCTGACCAAGACGAACCAGTACAACGTGAACGTCACCGATCAGCTGAAGAAAAACTTCCCGAACATGCGTATCGAAACCGCTGTTGAATACAGCACCGCCTCAGGCGAGCTGGTGCAACTGATTGTTGAGCGTCTGGGTGAGCAGGACACCGCTTACGCAGCATTCACCGAGAAGATGCGCGCGCACGCTGTCGTGGTGGAAGAGTCTTCCTGGCGGCAGAAAAAATCCGGTGGCACCTGGGGTGCAATCATTCGTCAACCGCTGGGCATTGCCAGCATGATCGGGGTGTAACATGGCCGAAACAGTAACAGTAGGATGCAAACTGCCGAACGGCCTGATCCTGGAGCAGGGCGCGTACAAAGTGGAGCTTAACGGCTCCAACTCCTCTCTCGTTGTCGGCGGCTACGGCCTGACCGAAAACGTGGACAAGGAAGCCTTTGAGGCGTGGCTGGCAGTACATGCTGATCAGCCATACGTTCGCAAAGAGCTGGTATTTGCCCAGGCGAAAACCAGCAGCGCTCAGGCGAAAGCGAATGAAAACGCTTCGGAGAAAACTGGTCTGGAAGGTCTGGATCAGAACAACCCGGCCCCGGGCATTGAGAAGGCGGACAAAAAATAATGGCGATCGTTGTCTTTGATGTTGCCGCATTTCGTGAGCGTTATCCGGAGTTCGATGCCGTAAGTGAAACGCTGCTTAATGCGTACTTCACTGAGGCAACGATTTACCTGAATAACACGGACAGCAGCCCGGTAAAAGATATCTCTATCCGGGCTCTTTTCCTGAACATGCTGGTTGCGCACATTGCGGCGCTGAATTCAGGCGTAAACGGCGAAAAGGCTTCTGGTCTGGTTGGCCGTGTGGCAAGCGCATCTGAGGGGTCAGTGTCAGTATCAGCTGACGCAGGGCCCTCAAGCGAAAGCTCCTGGTGGTATAAGCAGACTACTTACGGGTCAGCTTACTGGGAAGCCACAAAGCCTTACAGGACCGGTTTTTATGTCCCTGGCTCATCCCCTTCAATGTACCCGGGCCATTATAACCGTCGTTCATTCATCCGGAGGTAGCTATGGATGGAATGTCAGGCGGCGATAAGCTGATGGAGCACCTGCAGTCTATCGCAAAGGGGCTGTCCTCTGGCGATGATTTGAAGGTGGGTTTCCTTGAGGGGGCTAAGTACCCAGACGGGACGCCGGTAGCACTTGTGGCAGCCACCAACGAATTTGGCGGCACTGTAAAAATCCCGGCGCATACCCGGGATTTGAACTTTTACGTTCGACGTGACGGCGTTTCGCGCTTCGCAAAGCCATCAAAGGCCAATTTCGCGCAGTCAGTAATGATACCCGAGCATATCGTTACGATCCCATCCCGGCCGTACTTCAGGAAGACCATTTCTGAACATGGTCCGGAGTGGGGTGGAGAGCTCGGGAAACTCATGAAGGCAAACGATTTTGACGCCCGCAAAAGCCTGGCGCTGATGGGGGAGCGGATAAAGGGGCAGATTCAGTCGTCAATCATCGCCTTTTCTGAGCCGCCCAACGCAAAAAGCACGGTCGACCAAAAGGGGTTTAATGACCCGTTAATCTGGTCAGGGCACATGCTGAACTCGGTCGATTACGAGGTGAAAGAGTGAATCTTCATTCCATAGTGCGAAACGCCATTAGCGCGGTTAATCCTCGCGTCGAGGCGCAGATTTACCGCTCGATCGGACCAATCAAAAACCCGGATTACTCGACCTCTCCTGGCTTCGCGCCGCCGGTAACGATGATGGTGCAAAAGCAGGCGCTGAGTCAGGCTGATATCAGGCACATGGATAACATGAATATCCAGGGTGTGCTGGTCAGTATCTGGACGGATGGCAACTGGTGCGGGATTAACAGGGATCGGCAGCAGGGCGGCGATAAGTTCGTTATCGGCAATGAAACGTGGCTGGTCGTGGATGTGCCTGAAATCTGGCCGGACTGGACGAGGGTTATCGCATGTCAACAATTGACGTAGGCCTGCAGGTCACTGAAAGCGATCTGTTTAAGGCGACTGGCGATTTCCTTTCTGTCCTCTTCCCGGATTCAGAGATCACGCAGACTCAGCAAAATCAGACCCCCATGCCGAAAGGCGGTTTCATCACTATGACGCCGCTTTTTCTGACGGACCTCTCAACCAGTGCTGTCAATTACGAGTATGACGGCGTTAGCGATTACGGGCGGGCAGAACTTTGCCGCGTTGATGAATGGCAATGTCAGCTCGATTTCTACGGAGATCAGGCGCAAAACAATGCCACCATCTTTTCGCGCATTGCCCGCTCCGAATTCGCATGCACCTGGTTCAGGGAAAACGCAAATGTCCTGGTACCGCTTTATTCCGGCCCCCCGCGGCAAACCTCGATGATCAACGGCGAGAAACAGTGGGAATCCCGCTGGACGCTTGAATTCCACGCAAACCCGCTGATTGTCGTCAGCGTTCCTCAGCAGTTTATGACAGGCGCAGATGTGATATCGCAGCCGGTCGACGTGAGATTTCCTCCGGAGAAATAATAAATGGCAATTTCGCTATCAAAAATCGCCCAGATGCTTCCCGGCGTACTGAAGGCGACAGGGACAGCTATTGATCTCAATGGCCTGTTCCTGACCGACAGCGCATACGCGCCGGTTGGTGCAGTACCCTCATTTTCCAGTGCGGATGAGGTAAAGGCGTACTTCGGCAGCGCGTCGATTGAGTACACCGCCGCGGTGCTGTATTTCGCCGCTTTCACCGGTAAAACGCAGATGCCTGGCAAGCTGTATTTTAGCCGATTCAATACCTCAGCAGTGGCGGCATTCCTTCGTTCTGGATCGCACGCCGCGACCACGCTGGCACAGCTCAAGTTGCTTTCGGGTACGCTGACTCTGACCGTTGACGGTACGGAGGAGACTTCTGCGGCTATCAACCTCAGCGGCGCCACCAGTTTTGATAACGCGGCAGAGCTGATTGAAACCGGTATTGGTTCCTCGGTTGTAGTGACCTGGGATAGCGTGCTGAAGAAATTCATCATCACCTCTGCCACCACAGGCGTGGATAGCACCATTACCTTTGCCGATGAAGGTACGCTGGCCACAGGTCTTAAACTGACCGAAGCGACCGGTGCGGTGATCTCTCAGGGTGCGGCGCCGGCAGTGGTTGACGATATCTTTACTGCCATTCTGGCCAAAGAGCAGGACTGGGTAACATTCTCCACGACGTTCGCTGTCACCAAAGACCAGGCTAATGCGTTTGCGCTCTGGACAAACAGCCAGAACCACCGCTTTGCCTATGTCCCATGGGACGCATCAGGAACGGCAATCGTGGCGGGCAGCTCGAATGCACTGGTGTATGACATCATCAACACCTACGCCTATAACGACACCTGCCCGGTGTATGGTTATCCGAACCACGCAGCAAACGCTATGGGGTTTGTGGCTGCGCTGAACTTCACGCAGGCCAATGGGCGCTGTTCTCTGAATGGTCGTCAGGTGTCCGGCCTGCTGCCGATGATCAGTAACGATACTGATTACGAGGCGGCCAAGGCCAACGGTTATAACTTCTACGGCAACTATGCCTCGAATGCCGTCGAAACCAACCAGTGGGCTCCCGGCTCTATTACCGGTGATTACGCCTGGCTTGACGCATGGGCGGGTCAGGTATGGGTAAATGCTCAGCTTCAGGCGGCTCTCGTTGCGCTGTTCCAGCAGGCGAGCAATCTGCCCTACGCAGCAGCCGGAAAAGCTCGCATTGAGTCGTGCATGAAGCCGACCATTGAGCAATTCAGGGCGTGGGGTGGCATGACGGCGGGCACCGATCTTGACCAGTCGCAGATCGACCAGATTAACGCCATCGCTGGCGTCGATGTTACGGATTCGCTTCTGGCTGAAGGGTATTACGTCTACATCGGCCCGTTCACCGCGGCAATGCGCGCCGCGCGTACCAAGCCAACGGTTTACTTCTGGTACACCGACGGCGGGATCATCCAGGGTATCACCGTTAACAGCGTGGAGGTGCAGTAATGGCCGGTCAAAATATTACGTCGGCAGACGCCATCATTGAGCTGGTAATCGCTGAGCTCTACCCGTCAGGGTTTAACCTGGAGCAGTTCGAAGCGCAGAACATCTTCGAAATGGGTGATACTGACACGGCAGAGTACCAGCGTACTGCTGACGGGAAACTGCTGGGCGGTTTTGTTTATGGTGATCTTCCGTGGACTTTCCATCTGGCGGCATCATCCCCGTCGATTAAGTACATCGACAACTGGCAAACCACGCAGATGACCACGCGGTCTGTGCTGCGTGTCAATGGTACGGTGATCCTGCCGTCGCTGGGTAAAAAGTACATTATGACCAACGGTATCCTGCAGCGCGCGCGCCGTATGCCGTCTGCCGGCCGTGTGCTTCAGCCGGTAACTGGACTCATCCAGTGGGAAACTGTCACCCCGGCAGACTACTCAGCGTAAACAATCAGCCCGGCCAAGTCCGGGCTTTTTTATACCAGAAATAAACCCCTGCGCGTCGCAGCGCATTTAACTCCCGAGTCTTTCAGAAAGCTGAGCCTGAGAAATGCCGTATAGGTGCGGACCTTCTCGGGGCGGCATTTCTGTGCGAACAGGCTCATCTTTCTAAAGGAAATACCGCAATGTCATACCCAACAGTTATTAACGGACTTGATTTCCGTGACCTCATTTTTGTTGCTGACAACGACCCGGTAACTGACTCGTTTATGGTGGCGAAGGCATTTGGGAAACGTCCTGACAACGTCATTCGTGATATCGAAAAAACTATTAAGGCATGCCCGGAAGAGTTCGATACAAAACTCAATTTTGAGGTTTGCTATAAAAACAATGAGTTGCAGAACGGAAAGCCGCAGAAGTTCTATCGACTCCGCAAAGATGGATTGATGCTTCTGGTTATGTCCTACACCAAAAAAGAGGCGATGCGTATTAAGATCGCCTACATCAACGCCTTCAACTGGATGTACGCGATGCTTCAGGTAGGGCGGCGCCAGTTTGAAGAAGAGCGTAACGCCGTCATGCTGGAGTTCCTGAAAGAGAAGGATGTCGCCAGTATGTCTGGTCGTCTGTTACGCCGGTGGGGGAAAGAGAAGAAGCCACAGCTACTTTCACGCATTGAGCAACTGGACAAGCAAGGTCAGTTGGCATTGCCCGGTTTTCCTGGTGCGCTTACCGAATCATGAAAACCACAAATTCGTGGTTTTTGAATGGCCCACTACGGTGGGCTTTTTTATTGCCAGATAACTCATTCAGGAAACAAAAATGGCTCGTAAAAGCATCGTATTCACGGTTGAAGCAGATAACCGTGACAAGGGTAAGCAGTTCAAAATCACCGAAATGCCGGCGAGAAAGGCCGAAGAGTGGGCGATCCGCCTGGCGTGTGCCGTGATTGGCGCCGGCGTTACCGTTCCCGACAATATGATGATGGCCATCGGTGCTGCGGTGGCGCCGGCCCCAGCCGAGGATAACGCAGAAGCTCGCGAGCTGTACGAAAGCGTGATGGCCAGCGGCATGGCAGGTCTCGCTCAGTGGGGTATCACATCACTGGCTAAAGTTCCGTTCGCACAGTCCAAGCCTCTGCTTGATGAGTTGCTTGGCTGCGTGAAATTCCTCGGAGGTAATGGTATCGAAACAGCGCTTGTTGACGAAGGTCAGATCGAAGAAATTAGCACCTGGTCGCGCCTGAAAATCGAAGCCTTCAAACTCCATATCGCTTTTGTAGCAGCCACCGCAAGTTAGAAATCCCCTTATCCGTCCCGGAAGATTCAGATCGCGGCTTTATACAGTATGCGAATGTACCGCGCACCATCGCCGCGGTGATCTCCGGGAAAATGGCGACACTCCACGAACTGGACACCGTATACAGCGTCCAGGATATGTGGTGGCTGATTGAAATAATGACCGTGGATAACACCAACAGAGCCATAGCAGCGGAGAGTGATCATGGCAGCAACGGTAATTGACGCCCTCCTGGTTACGCTGGGCCTTGATACTTCTCAGTTCCGCAAAGGCCAGCAGGAAGTCAGTGACGACCTGAAAAAGCAGCGCGAAGACGCCAAAAACACCGCCAAGGAAATGGCTGAGCAGGGCAAGAAAGCCGCTTCGTTCTTCAGCAGCATAAAGACTGAATTGCTGGCACTGACTGGCGTTACTGTCACTGCCGGCGGCCTGATAAGCTTTGTGAAAAGCACCACTTCCGGCCTGATGGATTTATCGATCCAGTCGAAAGCGCTAGGGCTGTCAGCCCGTGAGCTTGACGGCTGGTCGAAGTCAGCAGAGGCTGCAGGGAGTTCAGCTGAGAAGATAAGCGCTTCTCTGCAGGGGTTTCAGGGCGCCATACAGGGCTCCAGGGTCGGCGATTACAGTAGCTCTATTTTTGGTGGACTTGCGCAGTTAAATGCGCTGACGGGCCAGAATTTTGACGTGTGGGGACAGGACGCCAGTTCCCTGGCCAAAACATCCCTTGATGCGCTACGGAAAATCAGCGATCCAAACCTTCGCCGGCAGGTCGGGTTAAGTCTTGGATTTGATGATGCAACCTTGCAGCGTAATCAGGAAGGGAAATTCCTGCCTGACGTTGATCGCCTGACCAAAAGCTCCGGCATTACAGACGCCTCAACCAAAGGCGCAAAGGAATTTACAGCTGCATGGGCGGAGCTGGGCCAAAATCTCGACACGGTAAAAAACCAGATTTACGTGGGCTTGATACCAACCATTCGCGATCTGAATGGTCTCCTCATAGAGTGGTCGTCTGGTAACGCAAAATCATCTTCATTCTTCAAAGAGCTGAAGCGGGACATTAACGACATTACTGGTATTGACCTTGGTAGCTGGACGCTATCAGGCGATCTGCGCAACCTCAAAGATAACTTTTCCATGCTCGGAAAAGTGCTCAATCACCTGGGTAACGCTTTAAACGAGCTCAATAACGGCAACTTCTCCAAGGCTGCCGATGAGTTTAAAAAGGCGTGGTACGGCACTGAAGACGGAAAGCCTACCGGTAATGATGCGCTGCCCGGGGTGACAAGTAACTCCCAAAGCATTTACGAAAACAGCACGTATAAAAAATATAATGACCTCCTGAACAAGTATCTACCCGAGTGGCTGGGGGGAACACCTTCGGACAGAAAGAAGGACCAAGATGAGAAGTCTTACTGGGATACGACAAAGACTCTGCTTTCTAAAATAGCCGATGCCATTGTCACCCCTGCTGGCGCCTCCTCTTTAGAGCCAAGTATCGGGGGGTATCAGCCCAACGTCCCGCTTAACGCTCAGGCCGCTCGTCTTGGCGCTAAAGGAAAGGCATTTCTTCAGGCAATGGCTGGGGAGTTCGGATCGCTGGAAGGTAAATATGGACTTCCAGCCGGTCTGCTGTCTTCGGTAGCTGCTACTGAATCAGGTGGTGACCCGTTCGCTGAGTCGAAAGCCGGAGCAAAAGGCTTGTTCCAGTTCATGCCAGGCACCGCAAAAGATATGGGGCTGAAAGGTCGTGACGTTTACGATCCCCATAAGTCTGCAGAGGCCGCAGCGAAATATCTAAGATGGTTAATGGATGCCACAGGCGGCGATCTGGAAAAAACTCTTGCTTCCTATAACTGGGGGCTCGGAAACGTCCAGAAGAAAGGCATGGATAACCTGCCGTCGGAAACTCGCAATTACGTCCCTAAAGTCATGGCCGGAATGCGCCCCGGCGCCGGTATGGCCGTAGACCGCGCGATGCCCGGGCAGTCCGGCGCGACTTATCAGTTTTATGGCACCAAAATCACCACCCAGGCCCAGAACGTGGAACAGCTTACCAGCGACATCAAAAAGCACGGCGACAACCGTGTCATGCTTTTGGCTGGCTACTCAGGACAATAACTCATGTCGTTTTCTCTGAATGTCTCGACAGTGCTATCCGCCATTCAGGGAGGAAGCCTGTTATCCGTCCTTAACAGCGCCCTGTCGCCAACTTACCGGATCACCTATAACACCGTTGACGAGTCGCTTTTGACGGCTGCAGCCGGGCAGGAGGTTTTCTCTCCTTCCGGCTGGGTTAGCGTTGATCGCTACGGTGATGCGGCAGTGACTAAGGGGCCAGTAGAAAAGGGCCGGTACACGTCCTACAACAAAGTGAAACAGCCGTCTGAACTCAGGATCATTTTTGCCCTTGAGGGATGGACGGCTTTTTCCGGGTCACTGCCTAACCTGACCAATTTCTCTTTGCTGAGCCGGAACAATTTCATTCAGAAACTGGATGAGATGAAAAACACGGCCAGCACCTACAACATCGAGACGCCGGACACGGTGTATTACAGCTACGATCTGACCCACTTCGATTATTTTGTGGGGTCATATCGCGGGCAGACGTTGTTGATGGCGAACTGCACTTTCGAGGAGATCATGGACGGCGGGGAGGTCATGCTTTCAAATGCTGTGATTGAAGGGCCGCCGACCAGCAACGCGAAAACCAACAATGGCGCCGCAGCCTCAACGCAGGTGATCACCGGGGCAACGAAAGAGGTGACATTGAGCGATGTTAAGAATGCCTGGTCAAGTGCAGATACAACCTTATCAGACGCTCTCCAGACGACTGGGGCGGCGATTGTGTCTAACGTTAACTCGGCAGCCGAGTCGGTCTCTAAGTCGTGGGACAGTTCATCTACTGCAGTTTCTAAGCAGATAAAAAGCACCGTCTCCGACTTTCTGGAAAAGGTGATGTGACATGCAGGAAATTAGCTTATCACCGTCACTATCTCAAAAGGTCTATGTCACGCTTGGCGGCCAGAACTGCGCGATCAAGTTACATCAGCGTTCAACCGGGTTTTACGCCGATCTGTATGTCGATGACAAGCCGATATTTCAGGGCGTTCTCTGCCTGAACTGCGTCTACCTGGTTCGGTATAAATATCTGGGGTTCAGTGGCGATCTGGTTTTCGTTGACTCAAAAGGTACAGCCGATCCCTATTACGACGAAATCGGCACCAGATTCAAGCTGTATTATGCGACGAGCAGTGAGGTAGGCAGATGAGTTACAAGGAGAGAGAGCTTACCGTATCGTTCACGCTGGCCAACGGTACGTTTGACGGTGGCATTGGTAATACGCTGACGGTTAAAGGCTTCAAATGTGAAGCTGCTATATCTGCCTTTGGCGGCGCTACAGGCACAATGTTGGAACTAAGCCTGTGGGGCCTGTCGCTGGAGAACATGGCCAAGCTGACGACCAACGCGCAAAAAATAATCGCCGCCGAGCAAAATGCTATCGTCGTTTATGCCGGAGACACCCGTGTTTTTTCCGGGTCAATAACATCTGCCAGGATTAACCTGAACCAGATGCCGGATGCACCGATTGAGATAACCGCGGCGGCCGCTGGCAGGGAGCGCCTGATCCCATGTGAGCCTACATCCATTCGCGGTGATGCGGATGTGGCTGATATGATTCGCGCTCTTGCCTTTAAAGTTGGCCTGAAATTCATCAATGTCGACGTCAAAAGCACCGAGCGCAACCCGGTGTACAAAGGCAATGCGATAAAGCAGATCATTGAAATAGCAGCAGCGCATAAAATAACGGTAAATATTGATTTTGGCACGGTCACTATTTACACCGGAAAGAAACCCTCTGACTCTGTCGTTCCATATGTTTCTCCATCAACAGGGCTTATTGGGTATCCGATTTTTTATGACATGGGGATTAACTTTCGCTGCATTTACTCTCCATCTCTGAAACTGAATACCAAAATCATCCTTGAGACTGACCTGCCGCACGCAAGCGGGGAATGGATTATTCAGGCAGGAACTACTCATTATCTTTCCTGTAAAGTTCCCGGTGGTCTGTGGGAAACGTTCGTTGTGGCCGCGCCTGGGTATCTTGTAAAAGGGGATGAAAATGCTAACTAACCAGACCCCTGAGAGCGTGTCATCGCAGGGTAACGCCATATTATCGCTGCTACATTCAGCGCTGAAAGGAATGACTTTTGTCGATATTGTTCTGGTTAGGGAGGTTGAAGGCAACGTGTTGACCGTTCTCCCCCTGGTTAATGATGTAGACGTATCAGGCCGGGCCATTGCTAATCAGGACGTTTACCAGATCCCATACCTCAGACTTCAGGCGGGAAACAGCGCGGTAAAAATGGAGCCAAGGCCAGGAGACATTGGTCTGGTTGTTATCTGCGACAAGGACACCACGAACGTTAGGGAAACCAGATCAGAGGGGCCCGCACCAACTCAGCGCCGCCACTCGTATTCCGATGCGATGTACATAACCGCAATAGCCAGCATGAATGGGGAACCTACTGAATTTGCTGAATTTACTGGAAGTGGCATAAATATAAAAAGCCCTGGCGTGGTTAACATCAATGGCTTGAAAGTCCACTCAGATGGCAAACTTGAGCTTGTCGATGGCTCTATCGTTGATGGGCATGACCATGGCGGGGTAATATCAGGGGGAAGCCGAACCGATCCCCTGGAGCCGTGATGAAAAAATTAATAGTCATTTCAGCATTTATCCTTTTTGCCTTATCTCCGCCAGCCATATCAAAGCAGATAACATCACATTTAAAAATGGTTGATGGCTATTTTAATGGAATTCTCACGGAAAATGATGACGAGCCGATATGGTTTGGTATCTTAGAGTTTGACTTTTTGGGCAGCCAGCACCTAACCTGCAGAATGGACTCAATGCATACCTCCGGAGATGTACCGGACAGGATGTCGTCAGTTAACTACCGTTGCCAAAACGGGTTTTCTGTCCAGCTATCAAAAAAAGAAAATGAAAGGTACGCTACTTTAAGCCTACAAAACATAAACTTCGACAGTGGCGATGAAAGGCAGTTAGGTAGTTACAAGGTTACCTCTTCAATCCCTTTAACGATGATTGAAAATAATAAATATAATGATGATTTGTTCAATAAGAGGAACGCCGAGAGGGAGCGATGGATAAAGGAAAATACTGTTGACGTTTTTTCAGCGTGCGACATTATTATGTCATCCCACCTTCTGGCTTATCAAATGGTAAATACTGGAACACAAAATAACAGCGCAGGCAGGAATGAAATAAGGGATGCGCTGTCAAAACTTTACCCAAAAAATGCGGATGAAATGGCACAATCCTTTATAAGCTTTCACTCTGGCGACAAAGAGCCTTTCGGTATGCCGCTTACATTTGGAGTTAAGGGGCGCATGATTAAAATGTGCATGGATCAGCCTGGTGATTACATTCCTGAGTTTGGCTCACTGGTCATGTCAGGTAAAATATTCAGATAAAAGTTTCTTATTTATAAACCACAGTAATTAAACAATAGACCTCGCTTCGGCGGGGTTTTTTTATGGGCGAAATCCATGAAAACAATATCTCTCAAACTTGACCCCGATACCTGGGATCTTGTCCTTGATGAGCTGGGTAATATCGCCACGGTTGAAAATCCCTACGCCTGTGCTCAGGACGTAGCGACGGCATGCCTGGCCATACGCGGCGAGTGCATTTACGAAAAAGACACCGGCGTTAATTACAAAGAGCTTCTGAACGTCAAGGCCAGCACCGGCGCCATGGCAGCCGCGCTTCAGGTTGAAGCGTTGCGGATGAGCTATATCGCGCGCGCTGAGCCGACGCTGATTAACAACCGCGATACGCGCCGCACTACCGGCGTTATTGCGATCGTGGATACCAACGGCCTGGATTCCAGCGTCACCCTGTGAGGAAAAAATGACGACAATCTCTACGGCGGTACCGGCCGTGACCTTTTCCACCACTGGCCTTGATGTTCCGGATGAGGGAGACATTCTTGCCGGGCGTATAGCAGATATTGGTTCTGCATTCGGGACGGCGATGAGCACGAACCTCAAGACGCCGCAGGGGCAACTGGCTGTCACTGATACTGCAATCATCGCAGACAAGAACGATCAGCTTCTGGCTATCGTCAACAACATGAACCCGGACTTTTCCTCCGGCAGATTTCAGGATGGCATCGGCAGGATTTACTTCCTCGATCGCATTGCTGCTGCGGGTACAGTTGTAACGGCCACATGCTCCGGCGTACCGGGAACGGTGATCCCGGCGCAGTCCTATGCAACCGACGATAACGGTTATATGTACGTGTCCCTGGCGGCCGGAACGATTGGCGCCGACGGGACGGTAAAGATCGAGTTCCAGAACCTGACTACCGGGCCGATAGCTTGTCCCATCGGTACGCTGACAAACATCTATGTCGCGGTAAGTGGCTGGTCGAGTATCACCAACGAGACCGCGGGTGTACCGGGCTCGAATGTTGAAGGGCGATCTGCATTTGAGTATCGCCGTCGCCAGTCAGTGGCACGTAACGCCTTCAACACGGCAGCGGCTGTGCGGGCTGCTGTCCTGGAAGTCGATGGGGTACTTGATGTTTATGTGATCGACAACAAAGAGCCGACTTCTGTCGAAAAAGGTTCCACGAATTACACGCTGCTTGCCAGCTCGATTTATATCGGGGTTTATGGCGGGGCAGTGGCAGACATTGCAGCGGCCATCAATAAAAAACTTCCCCCGGGCACCGTTATGAACGGTGACACCACCGGGACCGTGCAGGATACCGAAAATTATGACGCCCCTTATCCGGAGTACACCTACAGGTGGAAAACGCTGGACGCGGTGAGTGTTCATATCAAGGTGGAATACGAGGCAAATGATGGCCTTCCGTCAGATATCAACGCGCAGATCAGAACGGTCGTCCTGAATGCCTTTACCGGCGCAGATGGCGGCACCCGGGCGCGTGCCGGCGCGCGAATTTATGGCAGCCGCTATATCGGACCCATTCAGGCGCTTGATGCACAGAACATGAACGTTCTTTCGGTCCAGATCTCTCTGGACGGAACCACCTGGTCTAGTGCGCTGACTATGGGGATAGATCAGGAGCCGACTCTCGATGCGACAAACATCATAACGGAGGCGGTAAGTGAATAATGTCGACTGGACGATCTACGCGCAGTACGTGAACTCAACCAGCCTGCGGTCACTGATTGACACCTTTAACGCTTCTGTAGCGCCAGAGGACTGGATAGACACGTTCTATGACCTCGTATTCAACATCGAGACCTGCGGCGATTACGGGCTGATGTGCTGGGGTAAAATCGTTGATGTAGAGCGTTTGCTGACTGTGACGCCATCCCAGCAGTTCCTGGGGTTTGGCGAAGCGACCAGCACCCCGGCAGAACTCACCGACCCGCAACCCTTTAACCAGGCGCCTTTCTATACCGGCGTGCAGGACACGAACACTGTTGTCCTGACCAATGATGCATACCGCAAGCTGATCATGTGCAAAGCGATGGCGAACATCAGCGACTGCACCGTGCCCGTCATGAATCGCATGCTGATGTACATGTTCGGAGCCAGTGGGCGAGCTTACGTGCGTGACGATGGCAACCATGTCATGAGCTACGTATTTGAGTTCCAACTTTCCGATTCGGAGCTGGCCATAGTGCAAAGCTCCGGCGCGCTTCCTTCCCCTCCCGGGGTAAAAGTTAACATCGTTCAGGAGGTCTGAATTGAATAATTCAGCCATACCGTCACGTCTGACGGTTGTATTTTCTGCGAGCGGCGACAAAAACACGATCCCGGTCAATTCCACCTCTGAAACGCTGGCTGACGGCCTGGCGGCGATGGATTCCGGTTTCCCGCCGCTGACCCGTATTGCACTTTCTGCCGGCGGTAAGCCGCCAAGAGGTCAGGACTTTAACGGCATTTTTAATGACGTTTACACTCGCCTGCAATGGTCGGCAGCTGGGGCGGGGTATCCGTTTAGTAACGAATTCAGCACTGCAATTTCCGGATATCCAAAGGGGGCTATTGTTCCTGCTTCTGATTACTCAGGGGGATGGTTGAACCTGAACAACGGAAATACAGTGAACCCTGAATCACTTTCAGGAGCTCCTACCGGATGGGTTCCTAATAGCTCATACGGGATCACAGCCATTTCTGGCATTTCAGGATCCAGTATTACCCTATCTTCCCTGCAGGCCGCAAAAGAACGAATTATTCTGACTGGGACATTAACTGCAAATATTAATCTGATTTTTCCAGAATGGATAAAAGGATGGGTAGTTCATAATAACTGTACAGGACCATACTCTATAACCTGTAAAACATCTTCTGGTAGTGGTGTCGTTGTAATTCCAGGACTGGTATCTAGAATATTCTGTGATGGAGTAAATATCACTGATGAAACCATGTCCACACAAACCGATCTAGTTGGTAGTGTCGTCGGATTTGCCGTTAATACACCCCCTGCTGGGTGGCTTGCTGCTAATGGGCAAGCGGTAAGCAGAAATATTTACGCAAGACTTTTCTTAAGAATTGGAACTTTGTGGGGTGCTGGCGATGGAAGTACCACATTTAACCTTCCTGATTATCGCGGTGAATTTATAAGAGGCTGGGACAATGGCAGGGGAGTAGATCCTGGAAGGGGGCTTGCCACCCCTCAAAATGCAACCCAAATTGTAGATTACGCCGGAAGTGCAGATGGTAGCGCTATTCAAGTAGGAATAATTAACGGAGAAGGAAGTTCACCTGATAGCACATGGCAAAGATATAGAGGTACAGCCACTTCCTCTTATGGTGCGAACCGTATTTCAGTCAGACCCAGGAATATCGCAGCTCTTTACTGCATAAAATTCTAACTTCTCCATATTAAGTAAAATTACCAAAGGATTCGCTATGGCGATTACTGACACACAGCAAACGGCGCAGTTCGCGGCAGAGGCGGCCGTGAGTGCCGCAGAGGCAAAACAGTATCTGATCGAGATCCAGCAGGGCTATCAGGATATTAGCGCCACCACTCAGGAAGCGATTAATGCAGCTACTGCGGCAGAGGCATCGAAAATCGCAGCAGAAACTGCTGAGCAAAATTCGTCTGCTTCGGCCGTTGCCTCATCCGAATCGGCAACGGCAGCCGCAGGTTCAGCTGCACAGGCCGAAGAGTACAAGAATGATGCCTCTGAATATGCACTGAATAAGTTCACGTTCTATAAAACACCGAGCGATCCGGACGGTACAATTGCAGGCCTCGCTGCCACTACAAACGGTCAGTCATTCCGCGTAGCGGAAGGGCCGGAAGCGACAGCAGCATTCAAAACCTACGAGAACCAGGATGGCGTAGCTGTGTTACAGGCCTCTCAGCCAGGTACAGCGGCTATAACCGGGACAATCCGCGAATTTCCCACGCTGGCGGCGGCACAGGCTGATGCTGATGCCGGCAATATACCGACCGGATCAACGGCGTATTACCGCATCCCGGATGACAGCACCCTCGCGATTGAGGTCATGAACGTCAGCGGGACGCTGACCGCCACAGGCAGAGAAATGCCGTCACAACAATTATTGAGCGATCTGGCATCGGGATTGTACCCATTAACGGCATCGGGTATCTGGGAGATTACCAGTAACCTGGTCATTTTCTCTGGAGGTGCAACGGGAACTTATTCCGACTATGATGCTTATTTTTTACCCTGTGAGCCAGGGGATGTAGTCAGTTATTTTGGCGTCATAAATACGGCAACGGCGAACCAGGTTAACGCATGGCTTATACAGTGTGACGGCAATAAAAACTACGTATCAGATATCGCCACTCACATATCGGATGGAAGCGGCACCGGGCAGGGAACGGTCAGCGGGAAAGCTACGCAAACTGGTTATGTATATGTCAGGGTGAAAAAATCCGCGAATCCCGGGTGGAAGATAGGATTCCTTGAAAAGCGACTGGTTACTACGGAGGACGTAGGGGGCGCTGGCGGTGTGGCAGAATATGACGTGGTTAAGGGGATTGCTGATAACGGAAAAACCATTAACTATACAGGGAATTCCGATTATTACACTGTAGGCGTTGTTATGCTGCTTAACGGCGGCATAAATACCGCAGCAGGTACTGACTGGCTGGCTTATTACGTGCCGGTGAAGGAGGGAGATGAGATAACCATGGAGGGTACATACGGTTCACTTCAGAGTGGGCAGCAAATGGCCTATTTCATCCAACTTGATGCCGACAAGAATTTTGTGAAACCACTGGATATTTATGTTTCCACCGGGTCAACAGACGTTCAACTCACCCGTAGTGCAGTCGCATCGCAGGATGGGGTCATGTACGTTCGTGTGCGCCGTTCCTTGAACAACGAAGTGAAACCTTACTCTGTTATGGGATTCCAGCGTCCATACCAGCTTCTCCAGGATGTTGCAAAAATTCGCTCTGACGTTGATGAGCTTATGAGTGGGAGTGCGCCGATTGCCGGACAAACTCCTTTCATTGGTGCGTCGTTGGATTTGTTGCCCGTTAAGTTTGGCAATATGTATAACTACAACTCTGCAGCCTTCATTCAGAATAATGTGGTAAAGGCCGGAGGGTATATTTATATCTGTGGTAATGCGCAAGGGCAGCGTCCGTATGTATTTAAGAAGAGCATTAATGGTGGAGCCTGGAGTTACTTTGACCTGACGAATGTTGACGGGAACCCGCTGGCCAGGCCCACGGCAGATGACAGCCATAACGCCTACTGCATGACCGTGACAAAAGACGGCTATATTATCATTTCAGGTAATATGCACGCCGACCCTTGCAGGGCTGTAATCTCTAACAATCCTCATGACATCAACTCATGGTCATCAATAACTTACAGCGATAACGCTGAGATAACCTATCCACGGCTGACGTTGTTCCCGAACGGCAAGACTCGGGTATTCTGGAGGGAGGGGTCTAGCCAGGCTGGGCAGTATTACACAGCATCGTTTAATGATTCAACCAAGGCCTTCGAAGCCAAGGTAAAGCTGATTGAAACAAATCTTACTGTGAACGCCTACGAACAGCGGATTGGAATTGGTTTGGATAACTCCATTCATCTGTGCTGGGGATACAGAAGCGCGTCATCTTCCGCTGACAGCAATTACGGGCTATTTTATGCGAAAAGTATGGATAATGGTCTTACGTGGACCAATGCTGACGGAACGATAAACTATCCATTACCTCTCAATGAAGCTAACTGCGAAAAAATAGCAGATATCGCGCAATCATCTGGTTATGTGAACCAGAATGGAGGGGCGGTTGACAGGGACGGGAAATATCATACTTGCCTCTGGCAGCATGACAGCAATAATAACACTCAAATCATGCACATCTGGTTTGATGGAACGACCTGGCAGATCGAGCAGGTAACTAACTTTAATTTTCACATTAATACATCCGATGCGTACATGGATGGGTCAATGAGCAGGCCATTGATTGCATGTACTCGCTACGGTAAGACGTATGTTTTTTACCGGACAAACAAAGGCGGAATGGAGGGTGAGGTTAGGGTTATTGACGTGACAACTCCGGGCTCTCCTGTAGAGTTCATCCTTGCCAGGTTCAACTATGGATTCCTGGAACTGTCTCTGAATACTGACATCATTCTAAATGATAACAACGTTATGATGCTGGCTACTCGCGGAGCAATTGGTACAGCTCAGGGGAACTCCAGATATTTCTATACGGCTGAATCAGCCTATCTGATGACGGCAGCATTGCCATAATTTAGTAGCTCGCGGCCATCATGTAATTTGATGGCCGCAAAAAAATTTTATAAAATGTTTTAGTAACTTGTTATTTAATTAAATCATTTATGACTGAACTTACCTTTTTGATTACAGCAAGGGACCATGACATTGTCATGTGATTGCTATCAAACATGAAAGGCGTTCCAGATTTATCAACATAAGAACAATCACTGGCGCTGCAACCATAATTATATATATCGATATATTTTATGTTTGTGCCAGAAAGTGCAGTAGCTAACGAGGAGTTGAAGTCTTTAATGTCAATTAACTCTTGCGATGCAATGCCTTTTTCATTTCCAACCTGTACTGTTCTGTACATCGGGTATTTGAAAATTTTTGTCTGTCCAATAAAGAACACGTTTTTAACTGATTTTGTTTACGTTGTGCTGGATATCTCCCTGAAGCCAAAGCAGGGTAGTCAGGTTCTGATCCAGCACGGCGGCGGGACGGAGCTTGCCACGCTGAGAGGAAAATCGCTGATAACCGAAGATGGCGAAGCGATCGAGGGAGATGCTCTCGCCGATGTCACTGTCATCGGCGTCGTGACGTTCACTATATGCGATGTTCGTTCTGATAATTCTATTATTTAACTGGGGTATATATGGCGCTGACTCTATTAGCCAATAATAACGCAAAAAGTGTTCTCGCTGCTGGTATTAGCGCGTCCGCTACAGTTATTACCGTCGGTACGGGCGCGGGGGCTTTATTCCCCGTTCCGGTACCTGGCCAGAGTTATTTCAAATTAACGATAACCGATGCGGCCACAAAAACCATTTCCGAAATCATGCATGTCACGTCTGTTTCTGGTGATGTGATGACGGTAATTCGTGGGCAGGAGGGGACCACTCCGCGCGTATGGTCAACAAACGATATTGTTGCTAACTTGATGACCGCAGGAACTTTCACATCCTGCTTGCAAACTGCTAATAACCTCGCAGAAATAAAAGACGCTGGTAGCGAAGCTGTCGACCAGACGTTATCAAACTTAGGGTTTGCAAAGAGAATATTCGGCGCCTCTGATTATATAAGGATTCCAGATGTTGATGGAGGGCTGATTATTCAGTTTGGCGCCAATGCAATAAATCAAATCTCTGGGGTCATTGATTTTCCTATACCATTTCCAAATGCAGCGTTAGTTTTTGTTCCAGTGAAGAGATCTGGTTCAGCGCCACGATATGTGACCTATGACAATCTTACCAAAACAAATGTTGAGGTTTTTGGCTGGATACCATCAGGAGCTGGTAACGTGGATAACTTCAACTGGATAGCCATCGGTTACTGATGGCTACTTATTATGAGATAATCCTCGTAATAGCTTACTCTCCTGCGCGTCCATCAATGTAGTCAGCCCACCACTGCATCATCTCCCTGCGTTTATCCAGATACTGAGCATGGTTGTAAATTCCACGGATTGACCCGCTGGCGGTGTGCGCGAGTTGTTTTTCAATCGCATCCGCTGGCCAGCCATGCTCATTCATTATTGTGCTGAACTGGTGGCGGAATCCATGCCCGCTCGCCAGCCCCTCATAGCCAATCTGTCGAATAACTAATAATACGGCATTCTCGCTGATGGGCTTTTTCTTATCATTCCGCCCGGCGAACACAAAAGAGGAAACAGGGCTTGTGATCGGTTTGAGAGTATTCAGGAGATTTATTACCTGATCTGACATCGGAACCACATGAACACGGCGCCCCTTCATTACCTCTTCGTCGATGGTTATCATCCTGTTTTCAAAGTCGACGTTTTCCCATTGCATAGAACGGAGCTCTTTTGTGCGCAGCGCCGTATATTGCAAAACCTGCGTGGCAATTTTCGAAATAATGCTTCCGGAAAAACCAGATAGCGCGTTATTGAATGCAGGTATCTGATCTGCAGGAAGGAAAGGGTAATTTTTCTTTCTATATCCCTTCATGGCATCAGCAAGGTCAGGAGCCGGATTATATTTGGCCCTGCCTGTAACAATCGCATACCTGAATACTTCCCCGCATCGTCTACGGGCTTTATTTGCCCTCTCCATTGCCCCACGCTCTTCAAACCTCCGGATCACCTCCAGTATCTGCATCGGCTCAATGTCCTGTATTTCCAGATACCCGATCATCGGCAGAATATCGTCACGGAACATGCGAGAAAGTTCATCCGCATATCCTTCTGACCAAACCTGCCGCTTGTGGTCATGCCATTCATGATAAATAGCTGAAAATGAATTGTCCTTCACAGACAACTTTTTGGCTTTAACCGGATCGACCCCGACAGAAACATCCTTCCTTGCGGTCCACGCTTTATCCCTGGCTTCCTGTAATGACATGAGAGGGTATTTTCCCACTGTCAGCACCTTCTCTTTGCCGTCGAGCTTATAGCGCAACTGCCACACCTTTTTGCCAGACACAGGAACGTACAGGTACAGGCCGTTGCTGTCGAGCATGCGGTATGGTTTGTCTTTAGGCTTGGCGGACTCTATCTGCTTAACGGTGAGCATGGGTAAAATTCCGGTGGGTAAAGTTGTTTTACTCGTTTTTTACCCGCCAAAAGGTGTGGCTGTCAATGCACTAAGAAAAACTACAGGAGACTGTTGTAGTAGTGAAGGCGGCGATTTTACTGATGATTCGTGAACCAAGTGAGACTATGGGAGACCAGAGAAAAGTGTCCCCTGCAGGAATCGAACCTGCAACTAGCCCTTAGGAGGGGCTCGTTATATCCATTTAACTAAGGGGACATAGAACTTACTGATTTTTAAGCGTTCAGCTTGTGTTGCATGTTATCCTATCATTCCCCGCACCATCAAGCATTTCATTCCTTTTATTTCCTTTCCGTTTGCATCGATTCGCTTAGAAAATCACTTCGTTCACTTGCCATTGCGTACACATTGAGTACAGAATGCAGAATTTCTGTGTGTACAGGATACAGAGCCGTGGCCCTTAGTGATACCAAACTTCGAAGCATCAATGCTAAACCATACAGCGGCGCAGCTGAGGTCACAGATGGTGACGGACTGAGTGTACGCATAACTCCCACAGGCACGATCACATTCCAGTTTCGTTATCGCTGGAACGGTAAGCCCGTTCGCCTCTCCATTGGCCGCTATCCCGCTATGTCTCTCAAGGAGGCGCGCGTAGTCGTCGGTGAGATGCGCGAATTGTACCTCAAGGGGCTAAACCCTAAAAATTATTTTGCCAAAGAAGATGGCGAGCTGACTCTAAAAGAGTGCCTGGATCAGTGGTGGAGTAAGTATGTTGAAACGCTGAAACCGAACACTCAGACGCTGTACAAGTCAGTTGTGTACAACACGATGTACACAGAATTCCCGGACGCACCGGTAGTAAATATTCCTGTTTCTGCATGGGTGCGTTTCTTTGATAAGCAGGAAAAGAAGAACAGCAAAAAGGCCAGAGTGCTTCTTCTACAGCTACGTTCTGTAATGAACTGGTGTATCAGCCGCCAGTTGATCTCATCGTGCGAGGTCCTGAAGCTTAGCGTTAAGACCATTGGCAAAAAACCTGATGTGGGTAGCAGGGTTCTGACCTATACCGAACTGGCTAAGATTTGGCTAGCTCTTGAAAACAACAAAATCGTTACTTCTAACAAGGTGCTTCATCAGCTGCTTTTGCTTTGGGGAGCCAGGCTATCTGAGTTGCGTCTGGCTACCGCCAGCGAATTCAACATGGATGATCTTATCTGGACGACGCCAGGAGAGCATTCCAAGATGGGTAACGTTATCCGTCGCCCGGTGTTCGATCAGGTGAAGCCTTTTGTTGAAAGACTCCTCAATGCTGGAAACAATGTTCTGTTTCCCGGCCAGGAACTGGACAAGCCTATAGATCGCTCATCAGCAAATCTCTATATGAAAAAGTTAAGGGATAAAATTGATATCCCGGAATGGCGAACACATGACTTCAGGCGCTCGCTGGTGACAAATTTATCAGGTGAAGGGGTTATGCCCCATGTCACCGAAAAGATGTTGGGGCATGAGTTGGGAGGAGTGATGGCGGTGTACAACAAACACGATTGGCTGGTGGAACAGAAAGAAGCATATGAAATTTATGCAGATAAAATCTTTTGGCATGTAAATAAATTAAGATAGATTCATGTATTTTGTATTTTTTTTGAGGTCATTATGCATAGCGAATTATTTAAGTGGTTTGTTAGTGTTGTTACATCAACAGCATTTCTCTCGGCGGTAGGTTACTTTCTTAGAGATAGTATTGGGAAATATTTTACAAAGTCAATTGAACATAATTTTGAAACAAAAATTGAGAAGTTTAAATCAGAAATGAGAGAAGGTGAGAAAGAACTCGAGCAAATTAGGGGGTATATTTCTTCTTTAAGAACAAGCAGGGATTCCGTTCTTCAAACGAAAAGATTTGAAGCTGCTGAGAATCTTATCAAAGTACGTAAATTCCTTAGCAGTTTGACTATTGCTGTGCAATATATGCAAATGCTAAATGTCGATAAGATAATGAAAATGGGGGATGATCAAAGGATTAATGATTTCATGGATACAGTAGTAAAACCATTAAACCTTAAGGAGAAGTTAGACGAATATAATAATTTTGATAAAGATACTATGAAACTATATTTAAATGATGACACCATCAACACATTTGAAGTATATGAAGCAATTATGATGCATACAACAATTGCACTTTATTTTTTATCGTTACCACTTACACGGACGTATAACTTTCTAAAGGAAGGGGAGGTAAGTAAGAAGATAATACCGATCATACCCGGCTCAGATAAACATTTTGAAAAACATGGTGAAAGTTACATTTGCTATTATCATGCCTTTTTTTATGCGGATATTTTAAAAAAACTTAGAAGTGAATTAATTGGTGGGAGTCATATTTTGAGTGACGCAAGGTCCGCTGAAAAGCTCGCTCTTGATTTTAAAGAAGCCAAAACAAATATACAAAAAAACCTATCAAAGTATGGATTATCTGAGGATTTAATCAACGAAAGTATTGATGGTGACGACAAATAAGTGAATAGTGTAATGAGTTTTTCTTATTATTAATAATGGCTTTAAGTGGGTTTGAAATACTTAAAGCCATTGCTTATTGTCAAGGGATATTCATAAGTTACGGTTAATACCCCCGCTTTCCAACCATTCTTTAACTGCTCTCCGGCTATAACGTGTAGGATAGGTCAGAACTGGTTGAGGAAACCCATGCTCTTTACGTAAACGCCATACAGCTGTTTTTTTCTTCCCCAGTAATTCGAATACTTCTTTCTCTTCCATAAAATCTGTAGAAGTCATAAGCACCTCATTCAAAATTACCGTTAAAAATACATGTCCCACACCCGCCACGAGCCCCTTCAGTACAAACATCACAGCGGTCGACTCTTTTACGAGATTGTTCGATTTTCTCAGGCACTACCTGTGCCTCCTGCGGGGCAGATACGAGCATGGTGGTGCGGCAGGTTTTCTCTGCCCACTCCAGATACTTCTCTTTCACCCCTTCATCCAGTCCGCCGCAATCGACGAGATTATCAACCAGTTCGCGAGCCAGTTTTTTGAAATCCGGTACTACCGGCACCACCGGCGCTGGCTGTGCGTGGCGATAGAGAGGGGCTTCAGCCATTAACTCGATTTCTCGTGCCAGCTGGTATAGATGTGCGGCGTTAAATCTCGATTCACCACCAAATGGTCGCTTATTTTCAGCCAAAAATCTCAGTGCTGCTGGCACGGTTTTATCGCATCCGTTACCCCACGCAACCGGCTCGCCGTTCAGTGCGGCCAGCGCCAAGCAGGCCAGCTCTTCCGCTTCTTCAGCTGGCAGCATTACGTTGCTTCCGGCGCCGTAGGTTTCACGCCATGATTTAATTTTTTCCAGGCGTTCTCTGGTTAATTTGCTGGTCATTTAAAAATCTCCGTCGCCAACACTAAGATATCCACTGGCAGAAATAGCAATTAACTGATTACCCTCAGTGCTATCGCAGTCAGTTGCGCTACCCAGCAACAAATTAAAACCACCGGAAGCGGTGTAAAAATTCGCGTCAGGGAACTCTTTCTGAACGTCCTTCAGTAACTCGGCTAACCCTTTTGTCAGGCGCTTAAATTTGCGCGCTGCGCCTGGGCATTTTTCATCGAGCAAGCAACTGGCCTCGTAATAGTCCCCGGCGTCAATGTGTTCCAGTAATTCTTTAGTATCCATCACTCAGCCTCCACCTTGATGCCAGCGGCGGACGAGAACACTTCAAAGGCAGCCCGCCAGGCATCTTCGCAATATGCAATTGTCATGGTTCCAGCTGTCGCAGGGAGTTTTCCGTTTGCCCATTTTCCGAATCCGTATGCTTGGCCATCTTCATCATCCGGCAGCTTCACGGTCACGGTGCGGTACTCCAGCTCGGCGATGCGCTGGCGCAGAGCAGTAACCTCGTCGAACAACTCACAGGCAGTACGTCCCTGCTCAATCGCTCTTGTCTGCGCCTTCTCCAGCGCCTCTACCATAGCCCTCATGCGCCTAGCCACCGCCACTTCGTCAGGGAATGCAAGACGCCAGGCTTCATTAAGCAGTTTGGCGCTAATGGGGTTCATACTGAAACGCTCTGTCATTAAGAACGCCAGCTTTTTTGCTCGTTCTAGCGCTAACTCAGCCTCAGTCATGGCTGGCCTCCTTACTGCGACTAACAGACAAAGTTTTATTCACGATGGCATCCATCAGACGTGATGCAGCCGCCTTTTGAGCAGATACATTCGCAATGACCGTTGGTCTGGTTTTCTCGCAGCTGGCGCAAATACCATCCCATGATGAAATGAGGAAGAAATCTTCACGTTCGGAAATGCCGGTATTCATTGCCAGGTCCTCAATCATCAGCGTGACCCCGCGAACTCCCCGACCTTCGCTTAACCGCTGCACTGCGTAGCCGAAGGCGTTAATCATCACTGCATGGAACTGGATGTATTCGCGTTTGTACTCCGCTTGGTTCGTACCTTGGCGAACATCATCTAAACCTGTCAGCATTAGCCACGCATTCCACAACCCTTCAAGATCATCCTTTGAGCAGGAACCTGAAAATTTTGCTGTGGCATCACTAAGGGCTTTGAAGCTCACCCACTTATCACTTTTCGCGGGAACGACGTTATGCTCAAAATCGGTGACTTCAGAAAATACTTCGTGTGAGCTGATAAAGCTGACCATTTCCTGCGCGTTCTTATCGCGCCCGTTATAGGCCATGTTGATAGCCGCAGATGGCTTCGAAACATTGTTGTTGATGTCAGAGAAAAACTGCTGCCTCGTCTTCAGCGGCAACTGGAGAGTAAGCATCATCGGGACATGGATCGGTTCATCAATGGTGCGGCAATACTCCGCAATACCGGCTGCACGATGCTGACCATCAAACAATTTAATCTCGGCATCCATCGGGAAACGGGCCACCCCGACATTAGTGTTTCCGAACTCTTCGAATTCAACATACGAGTCGCAGTTACCCACAAGCGGCGGAATAATGAACGGTTCCTTGTTCTCGTATGCTTCAAGGAGATACTGATAAAACTTTTTCGCCCTGGCGGGGTTCAGTTCTCGCTGAGATCGATCAAGGGTGTCCCCGTAGTTATCGCTGGCGAGGACTCGCGTTAGTGTCCGTGCAGGTACTGTCAGCATCAGGACAATTGAATCGCCCTGAGTTCCACGCGACGCCGGAAATTCAAAGAAATGATCGCCTACTTTGCTCATAATGATTCCTCCCCAAGTACCCAACGCAGTGCGCTTGCATACTCACCCTCGGCAGATTCCAGGGCTTTAGTGATTTCTTTGCGGGTTTTCAGGCGCGGCTTTGCATCACCGAGGATCTGGCGCTGACGCCGGGCTTTTTCATGGCCGGTTGTGCCAGCAGTTGCCGCTTCGATTTCAGAGACCTTCTCCCGCTGCTCTTCGGGTTTAAGTGATGACAACTGACGGGCCTGGGTAACGGTTACAGTTCCAGACTCCACTGCATCGCGAACAGCCTGGGTGGCATCCAGCAGTGACAGAGTTGCGCGTACGGTCTGGACACTCACGCCAAACATCAGCGCTAAATCGTCCTCGTCGTGCCCGCGCTCCAGCGCATCAGCCATTTTCTTTGCTCGGCCCAGTGGCGTATCTGCCTGGCGGATTTCGTTAGCACTTACCATTGCCTGCGCCATGCGAACGGCAGAGCCACGTTTAGCGACTGCCGGAACCAGTAACGGTTCTTTGCCCTCTTTCGACAGTCGCTTGTTGGCTTCCAGTGTATGGCGCACACGCTGGCGACCATCAACCACACAAGACAGCCCTGTTTCCGGGTCTTTCCAGACGATAATCGGCTCAAGAACGCCCTGGTCCATGATGTTCAGCACCATTGCCTCGCTGATAGGCAGGTGGATACGCTCATCGTAAAGCGGGTGCGTTTTGTCGGTAACCAGGTGCAGGTTTTCAGGTTCGAACGTCAAAACGTTCGTTTTGCCACTGGCGCCGTATACAAGCTTTGAGTCTTTAGCCATCAGAGTGCCTCCACGTTACGAAAGCTGGTGGGGCAAATTGCTTTCAAATCGCGCATTGCTTCGAGGACATGCAGATTTATACGCTTCTTGGTATATCGCTCAGTAATACGATCACACTCCTTCGCCCAGGATTTGACCTCTGCGAGAAGGGCGTCACGTTCGGTGCGCGTCTGGCGCAGAGCTACATTCGAAACATCGAGGACGGTAGCCAGTTCCTTGATGATTGCTGCCTGTTCTGGTGGCATCGTTTTGGCTATTTCGTACGCCTGTTTAATCAGTTGTTTTGCTGTCTTAGCCATCTTTTGTTCTCCATCTGACGCGCTGCAACGCGTAAATTTAGGGTGCAGCAACCCAACCCATGAGAGTGGGTGAATAGCTGATTTAAATTTCTTGCTGATGGGGGACCGCCACTGCAATGGCGGTACGTTAGTTCTCCACACAACACAGAAGAGCACCTGCGGCCGCAAATCCGCTCGGGCGGATTGTGTTAGGGCACGTCACTCGGTGGTGCTCTGATGTCTTTTGTAAAAGGGCGAACCAGAAACAATGGGGAAACTGGTGCCGCCAAGATGACATAGTCCATCAGACTCACTTGATGTTAGGTTATGCCTAGTGTCATGTCAATAGGCTTAGCCTAATGGTGGTCGGCGGTCAAAAAAAATCCCGCATAAGCGGGATTTGTGTGAAATAAAGCTAGTGTTTTTATGATTATGGACGACGCTTTCTGAAATTCTCATCATTCTGTACATATTGTAAAGAATCAAGGATTAAACCTGAAATCCTTAATACATCCTCGGGATGTTCAATGAAAATACGATTGTTATCATGTTCAAGTCCGGCTCTTTTAATTTCATTACCGGTTATTTCATTGATATCAATTGGTAACTGTATGTTTGAGCGATTCTTCTTGTCATAATAGCGAACCAGCCAGCGGTTTGTTTTTCCTTGGAAAAGAATAGAGTAATAGGACTCTGTATCTTTGGCTTGAAGTTCGTATGCAGGGCCTATAATAGAACAGATTTTTTCAAATAAAATTCTTTCATTATAGGTTGTTACTATGTTGGGGTTCTCTGCATCGACAATATCTGCGCGCTCATCAATTACATTATTTTCAGTTACATCAGCAGGGGATTCTAATTCAGGAATAGATGTTCTTGATGAAAGACCAGAAACAACCATTTCACTTACTGACCTCTCTACGGCCTGCCTCACCAATGGAGTTATTGTTTCTATAAATCTTTGATTTAATTGACGACCAATATTTGCTCGTCCTGCAACATATCTAACAAATTCATGATCTACTTCCCGAAGGCTTGTACTCACAACTTTAACAAATGCAGAAATATATACACTCTCTTCTGCAAGGGTTCTTAGGGCCTCTGGTTTGAATTTGTCATGGCGGAATCTAAATAATTGCTCAGCATCAGAATCTTTAATGTCATCCATCATGATTCGTAAAAATGGCGTTGAATCCATTATATTTTTTTCATTGAGATCCGTAAAAAAGCGCCATTCAATTCCATTAGTAATTGCTGATATTGTCACCTCAGGAGTAGAATTAAAATACCTAGATAATTGAGGGCAATGGTTGTCCATTTTTTCTTTACAACCTTTGGCCTCAATAAACATAACGGGAACACCTTGGCAGAATAGAGCATAATCTACACGCTCACCCACTTTCACACCAGGGAAGTCCGCACCATATTCAGCTTTGACTTTTTGCGGATCATATGCGTTAAAGCCTAGGATGTCCAAAAAAGGAAGTATCAAAGCCTGCTTGGTTGTCTCTTCCGTTGTGCAGTGTTCTCTAACATTTTTAACATGTTCAATGTGATTTTTAAGACGTACTTTGAAGTTTTCCATGCATCCTCCATGCAAAGTGAAAACCTGCTGTTAAATCAAAGCAAGTCACAATCCCGGATAGGCTTCATACAAGCCAATCCCCCACAGGGATTGAGTTATGCAAGCGAATCAATCTCAGAGCTTTTAACATGTATGGAGCTTAGAGATATTGTCCGTTAGACCATATAAGCTTAAGCTCTGGCTTTCGTTTGTTTTTTTCCATCTTCCTCCTGCTCTGCCCATCTCCTTATCTTCATCTCTAATGAGTCTAAATATGCTTTAGCATCGCTATCTACCCAGCCAGGTATACGCTGTCCTTGCTCTAAGAGGACAAAATCAATGATAGCCTTTTTTTCTCTCGAAGCCTTATTATAGAGCTCGTCAATAGAACCATTTTTAACTATGGGATCTGTTGCGGGCTCACATGTATCAGTTAGCGGGTATCCCTTTAGTCCCCAGTGCTCGGGGCCCACAACATCAGAAAAGTAGTTCCAAAGCTCTGGTAGCTTCTCTTTCGATATGGAGCCTTTATTGATCCAGTCATGGATTGATGGGGGTTTTATTTTGAAATGACGTGCGATTTCCGCCTTACTCTTGGCAGAACCTATTGAAAGCTTCTTGTCTATGGCCTGCTCGATCGCTCGGCCCAATTCTTTACCACTAAGCATTGCCTAATAATCCTCATAACCTATAGCTTAGGCAATTCCTATTGATTGTTTATTAGGCTTAGCCTAATATCTGCTTGTGTGGAAATCATAGGAATCCGTTTATGAGAAGTAGCCTTGAAGCAATCAGTGAAGCCTGCCGCATTGTTGGGGGACAAGCCGCTTTGTCAAGGAATCTAGGCATCTCATCACCAACAGTGAATCAATGGACAACGGGCATTAGGCAAATACCTGCGGAACGATGTCCTGCGATTGAGAAAGCTACTGGTGGTGCTGTCACCTGCGAAGAGCTTCGTCCTGACATTGACTGGGCCTATTTAAGAGGTGCAGCAATGCGAAAGCTTAATGTCACTGCATCAAATTTGTAACTACCACCCGAATTTGAAAGGAGTAGGTATGAACCTCAAAGAAGTCGTGAAATCTATGTGCAAAGCATATCCAGGTGGGCGCGAAGCAATGGCTGGCGCACTGGGAATGACGGTGACGCAGTTTAACAACAACCTTTACGAGAAAAACGGCTGTCGTTTCTTCGAAGTCAGCGAGCTGGAAGCGATGGAAGACATATCCAACACGTCGTTACTGGCTGACTACTTCGCCCGCCGTCGTGGTGCTCTGCTGGTGGATGTTCCGCACCTGGAAGAGCTGGATCGCGTGGACTTGTTCAGCCGGGCAATGCGTACCTCTGCCGCCAGGGGGCAGGTTGATCAGATTATCGAACAGGCGCTTGAAGATGGCGTAATTGAAAGGCATGAGGCCGAAGAAATCATGGTGCATCACCGCCGCCACCTGGCTGCGCGTGAAGAAGAGATCGCGGCAATTATCACGTTGTTTGCACGCAAAAAGAAGTGACGCCAGCGAGTTGCAGCTCCTGGCGTCGTGGCGTGTCGTTATCAGTGGAGATTACTAACGCATGAACAGTTTATCAACACAATACCGCAGGTCGCAACTTGTAGCGCGTCCGGTTCCTGGTGGAGCAGGACCGGTGCAGTTCGTGTATGGGGTAAGAGTACCCGGTGGGATAGAACCTGTCTGCTACCAGTTTGCTCAGTGGGTGGTAGGGGACTTTAACGGCCAGGCGGAGAAGGTATGCGAGAGCTCAACCGATGGTTCAGAGATCACTACGGCGTCCCGGTCAGGGTCATACGCTGGGAGCCCCAGACACAGCGCGTTATATACCTGCGCGAAGGGTATAAGCACGAGTGTTTCAGCCCCCTCGAGCAGTTCAGACGAAAATTCAGGGAAATAGAGGGGTCTTATGAGCCTGTTAATGCCATCAAGGCCGATAGTCATCAATCCTGACCTTGCGTACAGCATAGGCCTGAATGAAGCCATTGCGCTGCAGCAGGTTAACTACTGGCTGCAGGAGACTAACTCAGGGCTGGAGCGTGACGGCGTACGCTGGATCTACAACACGACAGAGCAATGGCTGGAGCAATTCCCGTTCTGGTCTGAATCCACTCTGAAGCGCACCTTCACCCGGCTGAAGAGCCTGGGCGTGCTTAAAGTTGAGCAGCTGAACAAGTCCCAGCGCGACATGACGAACTACTACACGATCAACTACGACAGCTCGCTTTTAGATGAGGTCAAAGTGACCAAATCGAAGAAGTCAAAATGCGCCGCTCCATCAGGTCAAAATGACACGATGGAAGAGGTCAATGTGAAACGCTCCACCGGGTCAAAACGAACCGCTGTCATCAGGTCAAATTGGCACGATGATCTTACAGAGAATACAACAGAGAGTACTACAGAGATTACAGGTAAAGACTCTTGTCCGGTTGCGCTGCAACCAGACCAGACCGATCCGGCAGATCTCGTTCTGGATCATTTCAATCGGGTAACCAACTCGACCTATGGCAAGGGGGGACGAACCAAAACGACGCTGGGTTATATCCGGGGACGCCTGGCCGAAGATTACAGCCCTGAAGACCTGATGCTGGTGGTTGACTACCTGAACGAGAAATGGGCTCAGGATCCGAAGATGAGCGACTACCTGCGGCCCAAAACGCTGTTTGCTCCCGAGAACTGCGTCGAGTATTTCGACAAGGCCAAAAAATGGGAAGCAGCCGGGCGCCCAGCCTGGACTGGCGGCAAGTGGGTTAAGCAGGATGATAGTTTCAAATCCAGTTTCGCCAATGTGGTTTATACAGTGCCAGCGGGGTTCCGCTCATGAGCAAGCCATTTCTGAAATGGGCTGGTGGAAAGTATACCCAGCTGGCTGACCTGTTCGTGCATATCCCGGCAGGGAAACGCCTGATAGAGCCATTCGTTGGTGGTGGCTCGGTATTCCTGAACAGCGAAAAGCACGCAGATTACCTGCTGGCGGACGTTAACCCGGATCTGATTAATCTGTATCAGATGTTAGCGGTGGTGCCGGATGAAGTGGAATTAAAGGCCCGCTGGATGTTCGAGCACATGCGGTCAACAGATGGTTATGAGCTGATCCGTTCCGAGTTCAACGCTCAGACGCTGGATGCTACTGAACGCGCAGCTGCATTCCTGTATCTCAACCGGCATTGCTTCAATGGACTGATGCGCTACAACCAGGCGAACAAGTTCAATGTGGGCTGGGGAGGCTACAAGGCTCCGTATTACCCGATGGATGAGATGAAAGCCTTCGCGGCTATGGCGCATAACTGCGTCTTCATGACTGCTGACTATCGCCGAACTATCAGCCTGGCCGGGAAAGGGGATGTGGTTTACTGCGATCCGCCTTACGAACCGATGCCGGGAACAACCGGATTCACCGCCTACGCCGCTGGTGGTTTTAACTGGGAGAACCAGGTAGACCTGGCGAAGCAATGCGTATCAGCCTTTCACCGTGGGGCTCGGGTAGTGATTTCTAACTCATCTGCATCGAAGGTTCTCGACCTGTACCGGGAGCATGGTTTTAACCTGCAATTCATCAAAGCGCGCCGTTCGATCTCCTGCAAAAGCAGTACGCGGGAAGTCGCAAAAGACGTTGTAGCGATCCTTTAAGGGGGCTAAATGAAACTGACTTTACCATTTCCACCGAGCGTAAATAGTTACTGGCGCGCCCCGAGCAAGGGACCGCTGAAAGGCAGGCATCTGGTAAGCGAGACAGGGCGCAAGTTCCAGCAGGCAGCGAGAGCGGCGATTATTGAGCAACTGCGTGCCGTTCCCCGGCCATCCTCTGATCTGGCCGAGGTTCACATAGTGTTGTATCCGCCGGATCAGCGCCGTCGGGATATCGATAACTACAACAAAGCGCTGTTCGATGCCCTGACTCTAACAGGCGTCTGGGAAGACGACAGTCAGGTTAAGCGCATGCTAGTGGAGTGGGGGAACATCGTTAAGAAAGGGAAAGTAGAAATCACCATCCGACGTTTTCGTGCAGTTGCCTGACGTGGAGATGATATGAGAGCACTACTAACCCCTGAGATTGCCCCACGCATGGGCGTTGTTCTTCTTCGCCCAGGTGCTGATCTCATGCCGATGTTCAGGAGAGGGCGGGTACTGATTGAGCCTGCACCGGAAAAATACAGCGACTACGCAACCGGCGCTATCCCTCCCGCCACGCAGCCACTGGCAGGAGACCCGGTTTTGAAGCCAGTATTCGAAAACAAAGACGTCATTCTGCGCGCGGGTGGTATTAGCTCGCTGGAGTCCGAGCTGGAGCGTCGTTTTGAATGCCAGTATCCCCACGGCTCATGGCACAGCGAAAATTTTACGCTGTTCCGGCATGAGCCTGGCAGCATCCGCCTTTGCTGGGCCTGCGATAACCTGCTGCGTGATCAGTACACAGAGACGCTGGCAGGCATTGCGCGTGAGAACCTGGTATCCTGGCTGATAACGGTCATCCGCTCGCAGCTGGGGTTCAACGAAGACCATCAACTGACGATCCCCGAGTTGTGCTGGTGGCTGGTTATAAACAATCTGGCGCACGTCATCCCTGAATCGCTGGCCCGAAAAGCCCTGCGATTGCCGGAAATTAAGCATCAGCCGGTGATGAAGGAGAGCGATATTGTGCCGGAGCCAGCGGCGAGCGAAGTGGTGCAGAAAAAGATTCTTGGTCTTCGCGTAGATCCTGAAACGCCGGAATCATTCATGCTGCGACCAAAGCGCCGCCGCTGGGTAAACGAGAGCTGGACGCGCTGGGTTAAGTCCCAGCAGTGTGTCTGCTGTAACAAACAAGCAGATGATCCCCATCACCTGATAGGCCACGGACAAGGTGGAATGGGAACGAAAGCGCACGATTTGTTTGTGTTGCCGCTTTGCAGAGCGCATCACGACCAGTTGCACGCTGACACCGTGGCATTTGAGGAGAAGCACGGCTCACAGCTGGAGCTGCTGTTTCGATTTCTGGATCGTTCGCTGGCAATTGGCGTGCTGGCATAGTGGAGAACGCATAATGATTAACCCGTCCGAGGTTGGAAAAGCTGGTGAAATGGTCAGGCTGAAAACGCTGGAGGCCATCTGGATTCAAGGGAAGCTGCGCATGTGGGGCCGCTGGTCCTACATCGGCGGCGGTAGTGGCGGCAATATGTTTAACCAGTTACTGGCCTCCGGGAAAGTCACTAAAACAGCCATCAACGAAGCATTACGCACGATGAAGAAGTCTGGCATCTCGAAGCCAGAGCTTGAGGCGTTTTTTCGTGAAATACTCGCGGGGAAAAACAAAAGCGGCCTGGCCTTCTGTACAGACGATGAAGGACTGCTGATTGATAAGGTACTGGGGGCAGTCCTTATTACGGGTGGTCACAAAGAGCTGTATCACCTGCTGGTGGAGCATTACCGGTTACGGAAGAGCAAACGCCTCATAGCTGAAGAGCTCTATGAAAAGCATCCGGACTGGTGCTTTATGACATGCAGACGAAGAGTTGATGCATGGATAAGTTTGGCAGAATCGATGCTATACGCACCAATGTGTGACGCATTCGAGACAAATGGCGACAGATTTTACTTGCAAAGTGAGCCAGAAAATGCTTGAATTGTGATAGGCTCGGGACGTTAAAGCGAAGTGAGCAATAGAATAAAAAAACCCGCTGTTGATAGCGGGTTTTTTTGTTGTAAAACTATTCGTTAGTCACAATTATATAAATACTAACTTGGTCATTGTCGTTATTTTCAACTTCTGTAAGAATTTTTTCAAACATGCTTTCTTGATATGCTTCTAACGATATGTTGGGACCAATTTTTAATATTTTTTTTGCTAGTTTCTCTGCTGCATTTCTTTTTGAAAAATTGTCATTGAAACTGTGGGAGTCGTGGCGTGAGGCATCTGCATTCCATGATACTTGCTGGCTTTTTGATGATTTGTGTTTTTTTGCAGCTATATGTATATGTCTTTGTGTTTTAGTATTTGTGTTTTCTGCATCGACTCGATAATAAAGTTTTGTTTCTGGATCTAGCTTCCAACTTTCTGTTGCAATATTAAGAACTTCAACTTCATTATTGAGAATTATTTGAGCTGTTAAAACATAATCTTCAGGTAATTCATCATAAATCTCTTTTAAAATACTCATGATTCATCCTTATTTTGCTGTTTTAAAATATCTTTCTAAACGTAATGGCTAGGTTACCTGACACCTCAGTAACTGAGATGATTACTGGTAACGCTATGAAAAGAAGATACCAGAGAGTTTAAAACGATTCTATGTTTCAATGACTAGATTAAGTGTCATCTTGGCACTCAGCATTTTGTTATCTCTGATGCAATTAAAATTTCTCAGCCATCTAAGGATGGCTTTTCATCTTCCCTCGTACCAGAGAGGATTCACAGCAATTGAGGGGGACCAATGTCCGAACCAATAACCGGCACAGGTTTAGCTGGTGGCGCTTTAACTGGGGCGAGTGTTTACGGGCTATTAACCGGTACAGACTACGGTGTTGTATTCGGGGCATTTGCTGGTTCCGTCTTTTATATAGCGACAGCGGCCGATTTGAGCGCCCCACGACGGATGGCATATTTCGTTGTGTCCTACATCGCTGGAGTTCTGTGCTCCGGGCTGGTCGGTTCTAAGTTATCCGACCTGACCGGGTATAACGATAAGCCTCTGGATGCTATTGGTGCCGTAATCATTTCGGCATTGGCCGTGAAAATACTCACTTTCCTGAACAATCAGGATATTGGCTCGCTGGTGGCGCTAATAACGCGCCGGGGAGGTTCCGGTGGTACTAAATGATCCTACTGCAACCATCAATGCGCTGTTATGTGCTGGTGTCGTTGTTACGTTGATGTTCTATCGCCGCAGAGACTCACGTCATCGTAAGTGGGTGTCGCGGCTGGCATGGCTGATAACAGTGATATACAGCTCTGTGCCGTTGGCGTATCTGTGCGGCATCTATCCCTATTCATCATGGCCCACCATTGCGGCCAATATCATGATCCTTGTTGTGCTGCTGAGCGTAAGAGGCAATGTAGCGCGGCTGGTTGATGCACTGAGGCACTAATGAATCAAACACAATTCCAGAAGGCGGCTGGTATCAGCGCCGGGTTAGCTGCGCGCTGGTATCCGCATATTACAGCCGCGATGAAAGAGTTTGGCATCACTTCCGCTATCGACCAGGCAATGTTCATTGCTCAGTGCGGCCATGAAAGCCTCGGGTTTAACAGGGTAGTCGAGAATTTCAACTACAGCATCGACGGGCTTGCTGATTTTGTTCGTTACGGCAGGTTAACGCAGGATCAGGCCAATTCCCTCGGGCGCAGCCAGTCAGAAACTGTGTTACCTCTGGAGCGCCAGCGGGCTATCGCCAATATTGTCTATAGCAAGCGGTTGGGTAACAACAGGGCAACTGATGGCTGGGTTTATCGAGGGCGCGGACTTATTCAAATAACCGGACTTTCTAATTACAGGGACTGCGGCAGCGGTTTGAAGGTTGATCTGGTGGCACAGTCAGAATTACTGGAGCAGTCCTCGTACGCGGCCCGAAGTGCAGCGTGGTTCTATGTCTCAAAAGGTTGCTTGAAATATCCGGGTGATCTTGTTCGGGTCACGCAGATTATCAACGGCGGGCAAAACGGGATTAATAACCGGCGCGCCCGCTTCCTGAAAGCAAAATCGGTGCTGGTGGGGTGATTATGGGAATCGAAGCTATCGCGGGGCTGGTGGTCGTTATCCTGAGCGCTATCGCTGGCGCGTTTGGCATCGGTCATGCTCGCGGAACAAGTAAGGCGGAAGCCAAAGCCGAACAGCAGCGTACCGAAGAAAACGCCGCTGCTACTGTCGCCGCGGCAGAACGCCGTGCTGAAGTCACGAAAGGGGCCAGTGATGTACAGGAAGACGTTAAGCGTATGGGCGATGACTATGTTGATCGCGAGCTGCGCGAAAGATTTACCCGCCCCGGTAGTCGTTGATACGGCCTGCAATTGGGTGCGGATCATCTACCTGACTGACCACGATATCGATGTGCTGGATAAGCAGACGAAGCGCGACATTCTGGCGCACAATAGATCGGTATCCGCGAATTGCTCCAAAAAAAAATCACTTTGAGTCCGCAGCAGCAAAAAAGCCGGTATATACCGGCTTTGATACTTATCTTTTACTATCTGGGGTTCTTTTTACGGGGACCCAAGATCCTCCTGGTTTGGAGGTAGGTGGTGCAGTCCTGTTGTCCGGAATCGTAGTAAAGTTATCTGTCTTTCCTCCTCTCGGACCTTGTTCACGATAAACACCACCATCCTTACCACTGTTTTGTCCTGGTTTTAATGGCATGGAAACCCCCATAGGTATGACCACAATATTGTGGCCTGATCATTATGTCGTGAACATCATGGATAGAAAGTGAAACACACCAAATTAGTGAGATTAAGCATGCCAACTTTAATACCTCGTGCGTGCCGTAAGCGTGGATGCCCTGGAACTACCACAGACCGCTCAGGCTTTTGCGAGAAGCACCGCAATGAAGGCTGGCAACAGCACCAGCAAGGCAAGAGCAGGCACGAGCGCGGCTATGGTAGCCAATGGGATATCAGGCGTGCGCGCATCCTGAAACGCGACAACCATTTGTGCCAGAACTGCCTTCGTAGCGGGCGAGCTGTCGCAGCAAAGACGGTTGACCACATCAAGGCCAAGGCTCATGGGGGAACTGATGACGATTCGAACCTCGAAAGCCTGTGCTGGCCCTGTCACCGTCACAAGACCGCAACGGAGAGAACGCGATGAGTTACACGCGCTGCACCTATTGCGGCTCAAAGATGCACACTGTCGCAAATTGCCCTAAGACGTGGGGTGGTTCCTCGCGACGTGCAAATCTGCGCTGCGGCTACTGCGGTCAGTCAGGGCACAACTCCAGCGCCTGCCCGCGCAATGCGACCTCCGGGCGTCGGCGCACCCTGAATGATGACTTTCATCTCGATTAGTTGCATTTGAAATGATTTTGAATGAAATTAAATGTTGCAAATGAGAATGAATGTCAAATAGGGCGGGGGGGGATCAAATCTCTACGGGCGACCGCCCAAAGGACCGCCGCAGCCAGTTTTACTGTGGCAGAGCGTAAAGCGGAAGTCACGAAAGGGGCCAGCGATGTACAGCAGACTGTTAGCCATATGCCTGCTGACGATATTGATCGGGAGCTGGGCGAGCACTTCACCCGCCCCGCTAGTCGTTACAAGGCACCATCTAATTGATTAGTCAATGGATAAATCGCATGACATAGATGTTTATGTTTATGTTTATGTTTATGTTTATGTTTATGTTTATGTTTATGTTTACGTTGATAAAAACTACAAAAAGATGATTTTTATAAGTATTTTATGTTTTCTTTTTAATCTGATAGACTCGATAGGTTTACATTTTTGTATGGGCATGAGATGGGCAGAAAACTTATCAGAACAATGAAGGGAGAGGTTCTCGAAGGCTTTCCTCGCCCTGTTCTCGGAAAGCAAATCAGTAAGGTTTTGGGGGTGCGCTACTGCGCGGTTAGTGCTGAAGATGGCAACATTTATGATATAATCACTAACGCCGATGGTATCATTGAAAACTTAAAGCAGGGACTTTCTGTTTCACCTCCTCCGAAAGAGAACCTTCCACGGCATCATCAAAATTTGAAAAGTGGTCAGTTTTTCTTCTGTATAGATGAAGATATATTTGCAGAACATCTTCATTTAGTTTATATAGAGGATGAGGTAATCATGGGTGAGCTTGCAACCCATGGAATCATTGCACCACGCATTGAAATGCATATCGATCAGTATATGTCGTACCTATCAGCCACCCAGGGTTTTTGGGAGGTTCTCCATGAAGAAAGTGAAAGTGGAACTGGAACTCAAAGCACTGTTGAAAGACAGCTCAATGCTGAAACTCAGAAATTTTATAGCAAATCAAATAAATAGCGGTGAAGTAACCGGGGATGAGATATATCAATATCTTTTTGATTTTGTTGATAAAGGCCTGTTAAGTGAAGAAGTTGAGGAAAAAGCTAACGATCTCATGGATGCTTTATCAGGTTGGTGTGCTAAAGAATGTTGGTTAGGCACTGGCAACTATGGTCAGCAATTGACAGCATAGTAGGCTTCAACACCGTCCGCTTAAGAACCGCCTTTGGGCGGTTTTTTGTTGTGCACAACACAATATTTGAATGCTAATCATTATCATTTATGGGTCCTCCCGGTAGGGTTATCTGCCACGGGGCGGCGGACTCGCGGAAAACGGCTAGTTTTCATTTTTCATAGTCATCATCATCATGTGCACAGGTTATTGATTTTCCAGATGTCGGATTTTCAATGATGTCGAATCGTATAAAAAGTGTTCACCATCATGGACCAGGAAATCGCTACTTTAAAACTCAATATCAACCAGCTTGCCGGGATTACTGGCGTACACCGCCAGACCGTCGCTACCAGGCTAAAAAATGTCAGTCCCGCCCAGGGAAGCAACAGCAAACTTAAGTTGTATCTTGTCACCGATATTCTGACAGAATTAATGATCCCGACGGTTTCCTCATCGAATCTTGAAGAGATGACACCCCCTGATCGCCTCGCTCACTGGAAAGCAGAAAACGAGCGGTTGAAATTTGAAGTAGATACCAAGCAACTTATCCCCGCCGAAGACGTCGCACGTGAATTTTCAATGATGGCGAAAGCCGTCGTCATGGTACTTGAAACACTTCCGGACATTCTTGAGCGCGACTGTGCACTTACGCCGGTTGCGGTATCACGCGTGCAAAGCGTGATTGATGACCTGCGCGATCAGGTTGCTCAAAAAGTAATGGACGCTGAACCAGAGGAGGATGAGCCAGAGGAGGACTGATGACAAAACGGGCATCTGCCAAGGGGATACGCCGCGATGTCTCCGGTATTCTTCGTGCCCCACGTCGTATGCAGGTGGCCGATGCGGTCAGCTCATATATGCGTGTGCCGATGGGGGCGGGTAACTCCGTACCATGGGACCCCAATCTGGCCCCTTATATTATTGAGCCGATGAATTGTCTGGCATCCCGTGAATATGATGCGGTGGTGTTTGTCGGACCGGCCCGAACCGGGAAAACGATTGGCCTGATTGATGGCTGGATTGTCTACAACATCGTTTGTGATCCCGCTGACATGCTGGTTATTCAGGTCTCCGAAGAGAAAGCGCGTGAACATTCCAAGAAACGCCTCGATCGCACATTCCGGTGTAGTCCGGAAGTAAAATCGCGACTCAGTCCGCGTCGTAACGACAATAACGTTCACGACCGCACCTTCCGGGCCGGTAACTATCTCAAACTGGGCTGGCCGTCAGTCAACATTATGTCGTCGTCAGACTATAAAAGCGTGGCGTTGACTGACTATGACCGCTTTCCTGAAGATATTGACGGGGAAGGTGATGCATTTTCCCTGGGTTCGAAACGTACCACTACGTTTATGTCCAGCGGCATGACTCTGGTTGAGAGTTCACCTGGCCGAGATATTCGTGACACGAAATGGCGACCAAACACTGCACATGAGGCACCGCCGACTACCGGCATATTATCGTTGTTTAATCGTGGTGACCGCCGCCGCCTTTACTGGCCTTGCCCGCATTGCGGAGAATATTTTCAGCCGGAGGTTGCAAATATGACGGGCTACCGGGATTCCCTTGATCCCGTTGTGGCAAGTGAGTCTGCATATCTCCAGTGCCCGGCCTGCAAAGGCAGGATCACCGCAGATATGAAACGTGAACTGAATATCCGCCATGTCTGGTTACGCGATGGAGAAAAAATAGACCGTGATGGCAACAGATTTGGGGAGCCGCGGCGATCACGTATCGCTTCATTCTGGATGGAGGGGCCTGCGGCTGCATATCAGACATGGTCGCAGATGATATACAAATTCCTGACTGCTGAGCAGGAATATGAGTCCACCCAGAGTGAAGAGACGCTGAAAACGGTAGTTAATACCGACTTTGGTCGGCCTTATCTACCCCGAGCCAGTCTCGAACAACGTAAGAGTGAGCTGCTCGAACGACGCGCTGAAGACGTGCCGAAGCGATCTGTACCAGATGGTGTGCTCTTTATGACTGCAACCGTTGATGTGCAGGGCGGTAAATCCCGTCGTTTCGTGGTTCAGGTGACTGGCTACGGTGAGCAGGGTGAGAGATGGCTGGTCGATCGCTACAACATCCGCCAGTCTCTGCGGGCAAACGAGCACGGTGAATGTTACTCCATCGATCCGGCAAGTTACCCGGAAGACTGGGATTTACTTTTGTCTGACGTGTTCGAAAAGTCATGGCCCTTAGCGAGTAACCCGTCAAAACGCATGCGGCTCATGGCGATGGCTGTCGATTCCGGCGGTGAGGATGGTGTCACCGATAACGCATATAAGTTCTGGCGTAAGTGTCGCCGGGATGGGCTTGGTAAAAAGATTTTCCTCTTCAAGGGCGACAGTGTCCGACGCTCAAAACTAATTACCCGAACATTTCCTGATAACACTGACAGATCAACTCGCCGGGCAAAAGCCGCTGGCGATGTGCCGCTTTACCTTCTTCAGACTGATGCGCTGAAAGATCAGGTGAATAACGCCCTGTGGCGAGAATCACCCGGCCCGAACTATGTGCATTTCCCTAAATGGCTCGGCAGCTGGTTTTACGATGAGCTGACCTATGAGGAACGTTCACCCGATGGAAAATGGAGCAAACCGGGCCGAGGTCCGAATGAAGCTTTCGATCTACTCGTTTATGCCGATGCGCTGGCCATATTGCACGGATACGAAAAGATCAAATGGCCGGATGCGCCTGAATGGGCGAGGCGGACAACGTGGATCGAAGAAAGCACGCCGGAAACTGGCGAAGCGTCACCCACGTTATCAGCAAAAACGACCCATAGCAGAAAAAAACGGAAGGCAAATAAGCCGGATGTTGAAAACAATCCGTGGACTACATCATCAGGAGGCTGGGTGTGAAACAAACCGATATTGAATCCATTATCCAGCGTTATACCGATGCGGAAATAGCTGTGCTGGATGGAAAGTCTATTACATTCAACGGACAGCAGATGACGCTGGAGAACCTGTCCGAAATCCGCAAGGGGCGTCAGGAATGGGAGCGCCGTCTTGCATCCCTGTTGGCTCAACGTCACGGGCGACCTGGTTATAAACTCGCGAGGTTTCCATGAGCCTGTTAGATGATGCGATTGGCGTTTTTTCCCCTGGATGGAAAGCGGCGCGGTTACGTTCTAGAGCAATGATCCAGGCATATGAAGCGGTTAAGCCCACCCGAACACACAAGGCGCGCAGGGAAAACCGTTCCGCTAACCAGCTAAGCCAGATGGGGGCTGTATCCCTCCGTGAGCAAGCGCGCTGGCTGGATAATAATCACGATCTCGTTATCGGCGTGTTCGATAAGCTTGAGGAACGGGTGGTTGGTGCAAAAGGAATTATTGTTGAGCCCCACCCGGTACTGAATAACGGAAGTATAGCGAAGAAACTTGCTGAACAAATCAGAGCGAAGTGGGCTGAATGGTCGGTCAGCCCTGAGGTCACGGGGCAGTTTACCCGCCCGATGCTTGAGCGGTTGATGCTCAGGAGCTGGCTCAGAGACGGAGAAATTTTCGCTCAGATGGTGAATGGCTCAGCGCAGGGACTTGAGCCGGTGGCTGGAGTACCATTCTGGCTTGAAGCGCTTGAGGCCGATTTTGTGCCGATGACCAATGATGAGTCCCTGCAACTTTGTCAGGGGGTATATGTAGATAACTGGGGGCGCCCAAAAAAGTACCTGGTCTATAAAAGTCTGCCTGTTACCGGCCGTCAATTGGATACGAAAGATGTCGATGCCGGGAATATGCTTCATCTCAAATTTACCCGCCGTCTTCATCAGACCCGAGGGACCTCTCTCCTTTCTGGTGTGCTCATGCGCCTCAGTGCGCTGAAAGAATACGAGGATGCGGAGTTAACGGCAGCACGTATTGCAGCTGCGTTGGGGATGTACATAAAAAAAGGAGACGGGCAAAGTTTTACGGACGAGACCACCAAAGACAATCGCGACGTAATGATTGAGCCAGGCATTATTTATGATGATCTGCTGCCCGGTGAAGACATCGGGATGATCAAGTCCGACAGACCAAACCCTAACCTTGAAACATTCCGAAATGGACAATTGCGCGCTGTCGCTGCCGGTGCTCGTCTCAGCTTCTCCAGTACAGCCAGAAACTACGATGGAACATACAGTGCCCAGCGCCAGGAGTTGGTTGAATCAACAGATGGTTATCTGATCCTTCAGGACTGGTTCATAGGCGCAATCACCCGGCCAATGTACCGAAACTGGTTAAAAATGGCGGTAGCTTCTGGCGAAATTCAGCTACCACGTGGGCTGGATATGGCGTCGCTTTACACCGCAGTTTATTCCGGACCGGTCATGCCGTGGATCGACCCAGTTAAAGAGGCTAATGCCTGGAAAGCGCAAATCCGAGGTGGTGCTGCGACAGAATCTGACTGGGTGCGAGCTAGCGGACGCAATCCGGATGATGTGAAACGTCGTCGCAAGGCTGAAGTTGATGATAACCGAGAACTGGGACTGGTGTATGACACCGATCCTGCAAACGATAAAGGAGGCATCAGTGCCGAAGTCAAAGAACCGGACGCCCCGTCGTCCGAAAGCCAGCGCAAGAAGTAATTCGTGGTTTCGTATGCAGGCCAGCGCCGACAATCAGGTAGAAATCTATATCTACGACGAGATCGGCTACTGGGGCGTGACCGCCCGGCAGTTTGTTAACGACCTTAAAGCGCTTGGTGATGTGACCCATATTAATCTTCATATCAATTCGCCTGGTGGCGATGTCTTTGACGGCATCGCCATTTTTAATGCTCTTAAACATCATGGTGCGTCAATTACCGTTCATATCGACGGTCTGGCCGCGTCTATGGCCTCGGTCATTGCTATGGTGGGTAATCCGGTCATCATGCCTGAAAACACCATGATGATGATCCATAAGCCCTGGGGCTTTGCTGGTGGTGATGCCAACGATATGCGTGACTACGCAGAGCTTCTGGACAAGGTTGAGTCTGTTCTGATCCCTGCTTATGCAGAGAAAACGGGTAAGAGCCCCGATGAAATAGCGGCGATGCTGGAAGATGAAACATGGATGGATGGCAAAGAATGCGTCGCTATGGGTTTTGCCGACCAGGTCACCCCCTCTCTTCAGGCTATGGCCTGTATCCAGTCTAAACGTATTGAGGACTTCGAAAAGATGCCAAAAAATATTCGCAACATGTTAACGCCGCCGCGAGCTACCACGCAACGCGATCCCCAGCAACCACAAATGCAGCAGCCGGTGGTGAGCCAACCTTCCGTAATTGACGAAAACACCATTCGTGCTCAGGTAATCGCTGAGCAAAAGGATCGCGTTAATGGTATTAACAACCTCTTTGCGATGTTTGGTGGTAAACACGCCGAACTGCAGGCGCAGTGTGTAGCAGATATGGACTGCTCTGTCGATCAGGCTAAAGACAAACTGCTGGCGCTGCTGGGTAAAGATGCTTCACCATCGGCTAAAACCACGCCAGCGCATATTCATGCAGGTAACGGTAATTTTGTCGCCGATGGTATTCGCCAGGCATTGATGGCGCGTGCCGGATTTGAAGATCAGGAACGTGACAATGTCTACAACGGCATGACCCTGCGTGAATATGCCCGCATGGCCCTGACTGAGCGGGGAATTGGCGTATCCAGCTATAACCCGATGCAGATGGTAGGGCTGGCGCTGACGCACAGCACCTCTGATTTTGGCAACATCCTTCTTGATGTCGCCAACAAATCGATTTTGCAGGGCTGGGACGAAGCTGCAGAAACCTTTGAGCAGTGGACAAAGAAAGGCCAGTTGTCGGACTTTAAGACAGCGCATCGTGTGGGGATGGGCGGATTCCCGTCTCTGCGGCAGGTTCGCGAAGGCGCTGAATATAAGTATGTGACTACCGGCGATAAAGGTGAAACCATCGCGCTAGCCACCTACGGAGAAATTTTTTCCATCACTCGCCAGGCAATCATCAATGATGATCTGAACCAGCTCACAGATGTTCCGATGAAAATGGGCCGTGCCGCTAAGGCGACTATCGGTGACCTGGTTTACGCCATTCTGACCAAAAACCCAAAACTCTCAGATGGTAAGGCGTTATTCCACGCAGACCACAAGAACCTGTCCACCGGTGCTATTTCCGTTAGCAGCCTGGACGATGCCCGTAAACTGATGCGCCTGCAGAAAGAGGGAGAACGATCTCTGAACATCCGCCCGGCATTTATGCTGGTGCCGGTCGCGCTGGAGACACTGGCTAACCAGACGATAAAATCAGCGAGCGTAAAAGGGGCGGATATCAACGCCGGGATTATTAACCCGATCCAGAATTTTGCAGATGTGATTGCAGAGGCCCGCCTTGACGAAGCTGACGCAAAAGCCTGGTATCTGATGGCGGCAAAAGGGACGGACACCATCGAAGTTGCGTATCTGAATGGTGTTGATACTCCTTACATTGATCAGCAGGAAGGGTTTACCACTGACGGTATCGCTACAAAAGTTCGTATCGATGCTGGTGTGGCGCCGCTTGATTACCGCGGCCTGGTGAAATCCAGCGGCCAGTAATCATTACAGTTCTGAATACGACGCCCGGAAGGGTTTTTTTTATACCTGAAATCAGCCCTGCGGGGCTGACAGGAGACGTTATGGCTAAAAATTATGTGCAAGACGGCAAAACCATCCCCGTGAAAAATTCTGGTACCGAGGAAATTCTCAGCGGTACACCCGTTTCTTTAGGCGGGATGATTGCGGTTGCAATTACCGATATTCAGCCGGGTGATGTAGGCGACGGATTCGCTGAAGGTGTCTTTCTTTTACCTAAGCTGCCAGCTGATGCCGTGACCGCCGGGGAAAAGGTATATCTCAAAGCTGGAAATGTTCAACTGGATGACACCGATGCGGTGTTAGCCGGGACTGCCTGGGAGGATGCTGCGGCAGGCGTTACCGTCCTGGAAGTCAAAATCAATGGCTAATGCCTTTGACAATATGGCTGGCAGGATGGATGAACTGACGGCGAAAAGGCTGGGCAGAACGGTGACTATTAATGGCGATGAGCATATTGCTGTTGAAAGTCACCTGCTGCCTGAGCTGGGGCCGGTCGCGGGGGATGGGATTAACCTGGTTATCTTCAGCGCTGGCTATCAGCCGGCGCGGGGAGATGAGGTTATTTATAAAAGTCAGGTTTACACCGTTACCCGATGGCTCCTCTTTAATGGTAAGCCGCAAATCTGGATTGAGGAGGTCACAGGTGACGATTAAAGGGCTGGAAGAGCTCAGGCAGAACCTGAGCAATATCAGTAAAAATGCCATTCCTCGGGCGACATCCCAGTCCATTAACCGGGTAGCTGGAAGGGCAATCAGCCGCAGCTCTACGCGAGTGGCGAAAGAGACTAAGGTTAAGCGAAAACTGGTCATGCAGCGCGCCAAACTTAAACGGGCAAGCCCTAAAAAACCAATGGCTACCATCCGGGTAAATCGCGGCAACCTCCCGGCGATAAAGCTGGGGCATGTCCGTGTTCAGCTTTCACGACGAAAGCGCGACAACGGTAGTTCTGGAAGCGTTCTGAAGATTGGGAATTTCAGCTTCCCTGGTGCTTTTGTGCAACAGCTTAATAATGGTCGCTGGCATGTTCTTCGACGAACCAGTAAATCTCGTTACCCGGTAGAAGTGGTGAAAGTACCTCTGTCCACCCCCCTGACTGCTGCATTCAAAGAAGAACTTCCCAAAATGATGGCATCTGATATGCCAAAAGAAATGATGGCTGCGATCAAAAATCAGATAAGGCTGGTGACAAAATGATTCACCCGCAAGTACGAAAAGCTGTTCTGGATAAACTGAAGTCAATCAACTCCGGAAAAATATTCTGGTATGACGGTCGGCCAGCTTTCCTGGCTCCAGAAGAGTTACCCGCGGTCGCTGTATATCTTACTGATGCAAAGGCGACGGGCGGCAGTATTGATGAGGAAGAGTGGGAGGCTGTCCTTCACATTGAAGTATTCCTTAAAGCAACTGCTACCGATAGCGAGCTGGATAAATGGATGGAAACCCGCATCTATCCGGCCATGGCTGACGTTCCTGAGCTTGCCAGTATCGTTGAAACCATCAGCGTTGCCGGGTACGACTACCAACGTGACGATGAAGCCACTACATGGGGCTCCGCGGATCTCCAATATTCCCTGACTTATATTATGTGAGGACTATATGCCAACTCCAACACCTACCACGCCGACGAAAGGTGCCGGGACAACTTTTTGGATTTATACCGGAACTGGTGATCCCTACGATGATCCGTTAAGTGATGTCGGCTGGACACGAACGGCAAAGGTTAAGGAATTAACACCTGGGGAACTGACTGCAGAGTCATATGATGATTCCTATATTGATGATGATGCGCCTGACTGGGATTCAACAGCTCAGGGTGTTAAGTCAGCCGGTCAAACCAGCGTAACACTTGCCTGGAAACCTGGTGAATCTGGCCAGAAGGATCTGGTTGACTGGTTTATGAATGGTGATGAAAAATCTTACAAAATTAAATATCCAAATGGGGCAGTTGATGTTTTCACCGGCTGGGTAAATAGTTTGGGTAAGACTATTTCACGAAACGAAGTTATTACCCGTAGTGCACAAATCACCAATAAAGGTAAACCTTCTCTGGCTGAAGATAACGCTTCGACTAATCCTTAATATATTCGTCAGCGGTGCTAAGGCACCGCGAAAGGTAATGAAATGACTTATCTTAAAAAAGATACATTAAATCCCGATGGTGAGAGTATTTTACTGTTTGAGTTATCGGCTTACAGTAGAATGCAATATATTGAATTTATGGTTGAAGAGCGGAAGTCATTACCATCAGAGGAAAGCACACCTGAAGAAAACTTTAAATTGGCCACCTTGTTGACTATGCGTGATCAGGCCATGCTCGTTGCATTATCCTTGAGCGAGGCGGATGAAGAGCAACGTGAAGGGAAAGATATTTTCCCTGAAATTTTACGGAAATATACACCAGGGTTATTGGGCAGCGCTGCATTACTTGTGCGTATACTTTCAGGGATGATCCCACCAGTGAATAATGACCCTGAGAAAACTGAAGAAGAGGAAGAGCCAGATTTGGAAAAGTCCTGACCCGCTCACGTCGCTTTGCTATGCGATTAGCCAGGGAGTTTGGACGGCCAGACTGGCGCGCAATGCTTTCGGAAATGTCTTCCTCTGAATGGTTCGAATGGATTGAGTATTACCAGGATAATTGTTTTAGCGACGACCTCCTGGACTCTCATTTTGCCAATCTTAGTTATCTTGCTGTCAGTCTCTTCACCGATCCGGATAAATACGGAATTACCTCCCTTGATTTTAGTTTGTTATCAAAACGTGAGGGAGAAAGTGAGTTGGATTCAGACGAGCAACTTATGTCGATAGCCGAAAGCATTCCCGGAGGAGTTCGCTATGTCCCAGCCAGTGGGTGATCTGGTCGTTAAAATTAACGGCGATAGCGCAAAATTTGATGAGGAAGTTGCTCATCTGAATAAGCAGCTGAGCGGGTTAGGTAGAGCCGCGAACGACAGTACAGCCCAGGTCACCGCAGCTTTCACGCGGCAGGAGCGTGCTGCAAAACGTGCCGGTATTTCAATCGGCCAATACAATAATGCAATGCGCATGTTGCCTGCGCAGCTTACTGATGTCGCAACTCAGTTAGCTGGTGGGCAGAGCCCGTGGCTAATTTTGCTCCAGCAAGGCGGTCAGGTTAAAGACTCATTTGGTGGTCTGATCCCAACGTTTCGAGGATTACTTGGAGCTGTAAGTCCTTTGGCCGTTGGGATTGCAGCTTTGACTGCCGCTGGTGCCGGAATTGGATATATCTTCTATCAGGGAACGTCAACCCTTTCCGATTTTAATAAGACGTTGACGCTATCAGGTAACACGGCTGGTCTGACTACCGACAGAATGCTGGCACTGGCAAAATCGGGACAGCAAGCAGGACTCACCTTTGATCAAACCACTGATTCTCTGACTGCATTAATTAATGCTGGCGTGGGGGCGGGTGCGCGTTTTGATGAACTAAGCCAGTCAGTTGCAAAATTTTCTACGGCATCTGGTATCCCCATTGAAAAGGTTGCGGAAGCGTTCGGGAAACTGACCAATGACCCGACGTCCGGCCTGATTGCGATGGCGCAACAATTTCATAATGTGACAGCCGAGCAGATTGATTACGTTGCTCAGTTACAACGATCAGGAGATGAAGCCGCTGCACTTCAGGCGGCTAATGATGCGGCGACGAAGGGATTTAACACCCAGACTCAGAGCCTGATCGATAGCATGGGGACGATTGAGCGGTCTGCTGATTCGTTGAAACGCGCGTTTAAATCAATGTGGGACGCTGCTCTGGATTTGGGGCGGCCAGACACAGCTGGGGAGATGGTAAGCAAGGCGCAATCAGCCTTTAAGCAGGCTGATGAAGTCTGGAATCTCAGGAAAAATGATCGCTATGTAAACGATGAAGCCAGAGCCCGTTTCTGGAATGACAGGGAGTCGGCCCGACTGGCTCTTGATATGGCGCAGCAGCAAGCAGGTATTGCCAAAGCCAGCGCAGCAGCGGCCGAAAAGGAAGCGGAGGCAGAATCTGAAAAACAGAAATATGCCGCTCAAGCACAAGCCAATTATGCTAAATCGCAGACTGCGCTTGAAAAGTATACCGCCAGGCAGAATGAATTAAATAAAGCTCTGAAAGAAGGACATATCCTACAGGCTGATTACGCCATCAATATGGCCGCAGCCAAGAAAGAATATGAGGCCACCTTAAAAAAAACGCCGAAACCAAAAGGCGTTAAAGTTTCTGCTGGTGATCGTTCTTCTGATCAGACTGATGCCGAAACCCTGCAGTTGATGACCCAGTTAAAGTTGCTGCAACAGCATACGGGGCTTAACGATACCATCAGCCAGCAACGTAAAAATTTGTGGTCTTTACAGTCAAAATTCACGGTTATCGAAGAGGCATCGAAAACACGCGCGCTGAGCAAAGATGAACAATCTTTACTCGCCAGCAAGGATAAGGTTCTGGCGCAGGCGGAGGTTAATGCAAAACTGGGCGATCAAATCGTTGCTCAGGAACGCCTGAATAAGCTTCAGGATAATGCATTAAAATATGTTACACAGATACAGGAAAAATCAGCTGCACTGACAGATAGTGCTGGATTAAGTGACAGGGATGCACAGCGTAATAATGAGAGGGCGCAATTAAGGCAGGGCTGGAAAAACCAAGGCGGAAGCCTGGATGATGAGGGATATAAAAAGGAACTGGGTGCTCTGGAGGGATATTACGCTGCGCAGGATGAAATGCGTAATAACTGGTTGGCTGGCGTTAAGTCATCATGGGAAAACTATGCTGATATGGCCACCAATTACAATCAGATCGCCGCGGATACAACCAATACTGCGCTTAGTGGTGTAACAAGTAATCTCCAGCAGGGATTATATGACCTTGCCACTCAGTCCGAAGATGCTGGCGATGCTCTGAGCAACATGGTTGAAGGATTTGGGAAGACAGTTATTCAGACGCTGGCTCAACTGGCCGCACAGTGGCTGGTTTATCAGGGCGTTCAGCTTCTGGTTGGGAAGACCACTCAGGCAACGGCTGTTGCTCCGTTGATCGCTAATGCGCAGGCTACAGCGCTTCAGGCCCAACTTGCAGCATATGCATCCACCGTTGCGATCCCAATAGTTGGTCCGGGTCTGGCACCTGCGGCACTGGCTGCGGCTGCTGGCGTAACTACCCCTCTTGTTGCTGCTATCTCAGCATCAGCTTTAGCCGGTATGGCTCACGATGGTATTGATAAAATTCCTGAGACGGGAACTTGGCTATTGAAAAAAGGAGAAAGGGTAACTACCGCTGGAACTTCTGCCAAACTGGATGCGACGTTAGACCAGGTTCGGCAGCAAAGGACAACTGGTGGCCGTCAAATTGTTGCTGAATTTCATAATACCTTTTCTGGTAAGCCAGATGATGCAATGCTTGCCTCATTTGATAAGCGGCAGAGAGAGTCTGAAAAGCGTCTTGTGAAATATCTGACCTCTCAGATTATGGAGCCGACAGAAGAATATGGGCGTGCGATAAGGTCAGTATATCCGGGACGGAGAATGAGATAATGGCAGATATTTATTACCCTCATGATTATCTTCCTGTTCCACTTTATGATGGTTATGGGTTTAAACCTGTATCACCGTCATTAAGAACTGAAATGATAACGGGGAGAGCACGACAACGACGTAGGTATTTGTCAACACCAACACAAAGTAGCGTTAAGTGGCTATTTAAAAGTGATGGTCAGGCTCAGCTATTTGAAGCTTGGTTCCGCGAAACTATCACCGACGGTATTTCCTGGTTTTATATGGTACTCAAAACTCCAATGGGTATTGAGCCTTATAAGTGCCGTTTCGTCGATATTTATGAAGGTCCGACCCCGGTAAAACCGGGAAAGTGGATGTTTACTGCAACTTTGGAATTATGGGAAAGGCCCGTGTTACCACCTGGCTGGGCCGAGTTCCCTGACTTCATTGTGAACAGCGATATTCTTGATCTTGCAGTTAACAGGGAGTGGCCTGAAGCATGACAAGACTAAACAGGCTGTATGCCAGTAGCGGGCCGGAGGTGATCATTGAAACGCTGCAGATCACAGTTGGCTCAGATGTTCACTACCTGTGCCAGGGGTATGAGGATATTACGGCGACGACAGAGAGCGGCAATACCGTAACGTTTACCGCCTGCGCGATTGACATTGCGCTGCCGGCGCGCAACGCGGACGGTACGCAAGATTTGAAATTCGCCCTGTGCAATGTTGATGGTGTTGTGTCCACGACGATCCGCAATGCCCTGGCTAACAGGTTATCTGCATCGCTGACATACCGCAGTTTTATCTCCACGGATTTAGCCGCGCCTGCGGAAGTGCCGTATACGCTGAAAATCAAGTCGGGTTACTGGACGGCTACAGAGGTGCAGATCACTGCGGGCTATATGAATGTCCTTGATATGGCCTGGCCGCGTTACCGCTACACGCTCCCTGTCTTCCCCGGACTACGTTATATCAGCTAAGGAACCCATCATGTTTAACCCTGATAAATACCGTTCAGTCACCTGGCTGAAGGGCGGTCGCGTATATCCGCAGCTCGACTGCTTCGGCATTGTGAACGAGATACGCCGGGATTTGGGCTTGCCTCTCTGGCCTGATTTTGCCGGGGTCACGAAAGACGACGGCGGCCTCGACCGGGAGGCGCGTCAAATGATGCTTACCCTGGAACGCTGCGAGCCCTGTGAAGGGGCTGGCGTGGCCTGTTATTCCGGCTCAGCCGTCACCCATGTGGGGATTGTCGTCAGTATTGATGGCCTGCTGCATGTGGCGGAATGCAATCCAGGTTCTAACGTAACGTTTCTGCCGTTAGCGCGGTTTAAGCGGCGATTTGTCAAAGTGGAGTTCTGGCAATGACCATTCGTTTTTACCCGTCCCGGCTTCCCGGTGAACCTCTCGAAACGCATGAGCATGGTGTAACCAGTATTCGCAACTGGCTGGCGGTGAATGTTGAAGGTTACGAGGATCGGGATGTGCCGCCGCTGACCATTGAGGTTGACGGTCTGTCCATTCCGCCAGGCGAGTGGGCTACTTGCGTGATCCACCCTGAAAGTGATGTCCGGCTTTATCCGGTGCCCTTCGGGCTGGAGGCAGCCACCATCGCGTGGATAGGTGTCGGTATCTCCGTTGCTGCAGCAGCTTATTCGCTGTTTATGATGAGCAGTATCGATACGGGGGGCTATACATCATCCACAGGGCGCAGTCTCGACCTGAACCCGGCGAAGGCAAATACCGCAAAGCTGGGTGATCCGATTCGCGAGGTGTTTGGCCGGGTGCGTATCTACCCTGATTATGTGGTCCAGCCTGTGACCCGGTTCGACGCTGCTGATCCTACGAAAATGCGCGTCCAGATGCTGCTGTGTCTCGGTGTCGGTGAACTGATTTATACCAATGGTGATATCCGGGTTGGCAGTACGCCAGCTTCAACGCTGCCGGGATTCAGCATCACCTATTTTCCGCCCGGCGCGGATGTTTCCGGCGATGAGCGCAGCGAGAACTGGTTCAACTCGACAGAGGTCGGTGGAACATCAAGCGGAACAGGGCTGGACATGGCCCAGACCTCGCCTGATTCCGACGATATTATCGCTGACAGCATGACGGTTTCTGGTGCATCCGTAACGTTTACAGGCCTTGATACGGATGATGGTGACGATGACGACGAGGACGATAATTCTCTTCCGGACAGCTGGGTAACGGGGACCATAGTTGAAATTAAGGCGCCGACAAATTATTTGATCTCCACCTCTTCTGGTTACAGTGTTTTTGCCAGCTCGTTGCTTACCGAACTTGCTCCCGTAGCGGGTATGCCGGTGACGCTGAGTTTCAACAGTGTCGATTATGACCTCGTCATTGCGTCCTATACCCCAGGTCAGGAGGCGGTGCCTGGCGAGGGTGGCAGTCCAGCAAAAATTCAGGCCAGTGCGGCTCCCGTCACCTACGATTTTTCGACCAGCTCCAGTTCGTTCATGATCACATGGCAGGGCACCACCTATACGGTATCGCTGGTAGCGAACTACATCTCGATGTCGGGGCTGCTGGCGGCTATCACCGAGGGGCTCACTGGCTCCGGCCTGGTCGCACGGGACAACGGCGGTACCGTACTGATAACCGAGGCGGCCAGTCCGTTCGTTGGTGGGGCAATCACATCCTCCTCGCTGCCTGCAGCCGTTTTCGGTGATGCCCCGGTTTACACCTCCGGCACGGCATCAACCGGCGGCAGCCCGGCGGTAACGGCAAACGTGACGCTTGCGTATAACAGCACTACGGGAACCGCATTCTCGGGCATGCCTGAAGGTGTGCAACGGCTTTCACTTGCTCACCGCGGGAATGAGTACCAGATCGTCTCTGCCGACGGCACAACGGCAACAGTGGCGCGCCTGGTTAATGGGTCCGTTGATGAGTCGTGGCCGGGATTCACCGCCAGGACGATGATCGACTATGAGGCCACTGGTCTTAACGACACGCTGAGCTGGCTGGGGCCGTTCCTGGTTTGCCTTGATTTTTAATGATTCGACGTGCTCCGAGATCAATACTCTTTCCCTAACGGTATCTGCGGCTTTGACAGTAAGGGCAAAAAACGGATTCGCCACGTTGAGTGGGAGATACAGTATCGCGTCTACGGTTCCGGATCGGGGTGGGTGAGTCACCAGGGCGAGTACGCGCTGAAAAACATCAACGGGTTAGGTTTCACTGAGCGGATCACCCTCAGTTCTCCGGGGCTGGTGGAAGTTCGCTGCCGTCGGCGCAATGAGCAGGGCTCAAACAACGCCAGGGATTCGATGTACTGGCAGGCACTGCGCGGGCGACTGCTGACACGTCCTTCATCCTATCCCGATGTGTCGCTGATGGCGGTGACCGTTGAGACGGGCGGGAAGCTGGCGGCTCAGTCGGACCGCCGCATAAACGTTGTGGCAACGCGGGCCTACGACTCAGGAACGGCCAGAACCATTTCGGGGGCGCTGCTGCATGTCGGGAGCTCGCTGGGGCTGGAGATGGACGTCGATACCATCAACGCGCTGGAGTCCGCGTACTGGACGCCACGGGGCGAAAATTTCGATTTCGCCACCGGCGACAGTATCTCGGCGCTGGAAATGCTGCAGATGATAGCCAGTGCCGGAAAATCCCGCTTCCTGTTAAGCGATGGCCTTGCAACGGTCAACCGCGAGGGGATTAAGCCCTGGACGGGGATCATAACGCCGCATGAGATGGTGGAGGAGCTGCAGAGCGGATTTACCGTGCCGTCCGACGATGATTTTGATGGTGTCGACGTGACGTACATCAACGGCGTCACCTGGGCAGAGGAGACTGTTAAATGCCGGACACCCGACAATCCCACGCCGGTGAAAATCGAGAACTACAAACTTGATGGGGTACTCTCTCAGGATCACGCCTACCAAATCGGTATGCGCCGCCTGATGAAATACCTGCAGCAGCGGGTTACATACCAGACCACCACCGAGCTGGATGCGCTCTGCTACAACACGGGCGATCGGATTGTACTGACAGACGATATACCTGGGAACAACACGATTTCCTGTCTGGTGGAGGCGATGACAACGGCTGGTGGCGTGACGACCTTCACCGTTACGGAGCCGCTGGACTGGTCTTTCGAAAACCCCCGTGCGCTGATCCGCTATCAGGATGGCTCTGCATCCGGTCTGATGGTGGCGAGCAGAGTGGGGGATTATCAGTTGTCCGTTCCCCATATGAGTGATTTTGATGACACATTGAAGATTGACCAGACTTCACCAGCCATTGAGCCAGTCCGCCTGGTGTTCTGCGGCTCAACGCGTCATGTCTATGACGCCATTGTTGAGGAGATTGCCCCACAATCAGACGGGACGTGTCAGGTTACCGCCAAAGAGTACCGCGCATCCTTCTACGACTACGACAACGCCAGTTATCCCGGCGACATTGCATAAAACAGAAATAACTCTCAACAACCCGCTTCGGCGGGTTTTTTGTTATAGGGCGACTATGAGCACATATAAAACGAAAAATCCTTTAGGTTCCGCCGCCGTAAAGGACCTGTACGATAACGCTGAAAACGTGGATAAATTCGTTAACGACAGGACAAAAGAGGAGTTAGAGGACCGGTTAGGTGTGCTTCGCAAAACCTGGCACGGCATGGAGATGATCTTCAGCCGCTTTATCGACTACATTACTGGTCGCGGCGAGCAGGCAGTTGCAGCTATCGGCTGGCAGGAGCTTGGCAACTGGGCTGTTGGTCTGGTTGTAGATAATCGCCAGCAAATCGTCTACTACAATGGCTCCTGGTACAAATACCTTGGCGAGCTTGAGCACGTCATTGCCGGGGATTCTCCTGAGAACGATGGCGGTGTATGGTCGGCTGCAAACCCCACAGGGAAATGGTCGAACATCGGTGACGCGGCTCTTCGCTCAAACCTGGGTTCAAGCGAAGGGTTCAGTTTGGTTGGAAAATGCCCCAATATTTCCACCCTCAGAGCCATCGAACCTTCCTATAACGGGCAGTCCATCATTCTGGAGCGGGCGTCCGCAGGGGCGGCCACCGTCAACGCCATTCTTACGCATGATCCGACAGACACAACGTCACCGGACGATGGCATTTCAATTTTTGTAACTCCAGGTGGCGCCCGATGGAAAGCTGATATCAGTCAGGGGTACGATCTGAGACTGGCTGGTCTTCTCATTGATGGTTCAAACTTTAGTCCTGTATTAAAAAAGGCCAGGGACGCAATCATTAATAAGGTCGTTGCCAATGGGCGGGTTAACAACGTAGCCAGCATCATTAAAATAGTACCGACTAACTTTATCTGTGAGTTTAAAATAACAGAGAAAGTAGACCTGCCGCCTTTTATTAGTTGCGGAACCATCGGCGGCCCATATTTTGAGGCTGGCGATTTTCTTGATGATTATAGCTTCAGGATTTCGAATCAGGATTTTCCTCAACTGACAAAGGCTATGTATCAGGCAGAAACAAGCTGGAAGGGTGCTACAAGCAAATACTGGAATCAGGCGGTTGGTAATAAGCCATTTTTTGCGATGGACGGGCAGAGGATGACACTGCGCGGACCTGGTTACGCACTGGATTCCGGCGGTAATCCGACGATTGAAACTGTGGGGGTCGTCTTTGGGAATGATGTTCCGTGTGAGCTTGATGTGCGGAACCTGATGATTTGCGATATGAAAATCACAGGTTTTCATACCAACCATCGCTGGGGAACTTATTACACCTTCATGTGCGGCTTCAGGGATTGTTATTTCTCACGCTGCTGGAACGGGATGGAGGTGCCAGAAGCATTCTACAATTTCGGCGAAGATATGCGCTATGAAAACTGCACCTTCGGCAACATTGCGAATGATGCCTTCTGGATTAAGGGTGGAGGGGAGTTCACCCTGGAGGGTGTTAAAACAGATTTTGTCGGTCGGCATATGCTGCGTATTGGTCCGCTTTCCCCGGTTGAATTTAAATATGTTTCAGGGCACATAGAAGGCATTCAGGGGAGGACTGTCTTCAAAGATGCCCCGCAAAGCTATTCGCAATCAACGGTTCTCATTGGCAAAGCAGTGAAGAGGGACGTAAGGAGAACGCTTGCTGGCCTGAGCGCTGAGTACTATGGCATCTATCAGGAATACGAGTGTCCGAGTTCGATTTACGGTCAGTCTCTGAAAGTCACCGACGAATCGCATACGTCTGGCCGGGCGGGGATTAAGCCTTGCACCCCATATCCGACTCTGGCGGGTCCTCCGAGTAATACTGGTGTATTTATAGAAAACCCGAGAGGAATCGATCTAAGGACGCCATTTCCCAACAGCTACAGCGATGCCTGCTCAAACAGGATAAACCGCGTTCTTGGGTTTACTGAGTTAAGTACGGGCGATGTTGGCGGTGATTTGCTCTCCACTGATTACGCATGGGCCGCTCTAAAAACCGGCAATGCGAAATGCCGCTATGGAACGATGGCAGATGCTGACCCTGACGGCTATATGCCATTTATCATTGAACTTACTGACCCATCGGAGGTGGTACAGCTGTTCTGTACGAATGAAGCGAAAGCAGGTACCAGTCTTGAGTTAATGTGGGGGACCGCATCTATCCGAATAGCCGATGCCGTGGGTGATGTTATGGTTTCTGCTTTGATGGCCTGTTATCTGCGCAATAGCGTAAGGGTAACTCAGGACCCGGATACGAAGGTATTCACCGCAACCAGCACGCCAATCCGCAGAACAATTTCAGAGAGTGCCGCAATAAACATGACAACTCAACGACAGGGTATGCCGATTACCAGCGCTGATTATCAGGCCATGCTTCCTCAGGCGGTCAGCAACTACTGGCAGGGTAATGACTTCATTCAGCCGGGTTTAAAATTCACAGGTTTTACCGGGCGAATTTACGTTACCCGACCGTTCTGGTACTTACCGTAAGGAGTGATACATGCACTACTTCATTTATCCATCCACTTCAAAAATCGCTGAGGGTGAGGCAGTTTTACTGGAAATAACCAGTAAGGAACGGGATGTTCAGTTATTCGCAGAGTTTGACTGCGAGGATATTCTGGACGTTGTTTTAACCGGGCAGGCTGAGTTATTTAAAGCAGGTCTTGATACTTTCAGTACGGTTTTGACTTTAGTTGATTGAATGCGCATCCCGCCAGTGATGAACTGGCAGGATGCTATTAATTAAGGACTACTAAATTAAACGATTTCTGGAGATACGCTTCTGCGGAGATCGCGTTAGCTACCCGGCAAGGGGTTCAGCGCAACAACATCAAACGACGCCTGCAGCCAGGCTTCCGCTTCAGCGAGAATATTCCCCAGGTCCTCGTAGGTGAAGTTGGCGTATCCGTACCCGATGGCCGACGCATTATCCATGCTGATACTGTAGTACACGCTGGCAAGCCTGGTCGTAGCATCCAGTGACTCCAGACGGATCGCAGTATAGGTGGCGGTGACATCTTCTTCAGGTTGGGGAACTTGTACCCCGGCGAGCTCCTGATAAAGCTTTGTCGGGGTGACTTTCACTGTTCGTTGAAATGGCATATGTGCCTCACAATAAATACAGGGTGATAGTGTATCCGTCGCAGACTGCAGTATTGTCTGATGTGAAAAGCTGCATTGAATGACGTCCGGTGCCGGAGTTAGCATTCGCTGCCAGACCCACCGTCATATTCCGGTCTTTGAATGACGCAACAGGGGTATTTGTAGCATTAGCTAAAAATACGGTGGTATATACTGCCGCCCCGTCAATGCGCAGCTGTATATTTGAACCGGAATGGACGTTTGTTAGTGTGATATCTATGCCAATGACCATCCGGTCTGAGTTATCGTAGAAATACTCAACCGGGAAAGTCCCGCCAGCTGCAATACTGACGATTTTTGAACGCTGAATTTCGCGGTAAGGTTTGACGTTTTTCGTCCCTCCTGATTTAACAGGCAAGTAAAAACTCATTCCCTCGGAATGGTCAATCCCTCGCAATTCAATGGCGTTAGCCCAAGCACTCGCTCTGGCAAAACGATATGCCGGATTGATTGCGCTATTGGCCGTTTTGATTATGCTGTGGCCAAAACTGCTGATGGCGATAGTTTCGTTGTCGGCAAAAATGGTCTCAAAACGCTCGTAAACTTTGAATGCGCCAATCAGGTTGTTTTTACCGAATGTCACTCCTTTCAGGTATGCATCATCCTCCGTGTACATTAACGACGTTGCGTGCGCCGTGGTGTCGACGAACTCGGTGCTGTGAAGAAGCGTATCGCCCACCTCCACATCGCTGGCCAGCGCCCTGTCTACGGTGACAATAACATAGCGGCTTTCACCGTAGGTATAATCGGCATCATCAACAACGGTCCTGCTGGCTATCGTGTAAACCTGATCCCGTATCTGGATGGTGGTCGTCAAGTTCTCGTTACCGGAATAAAAAATCCTGAATTTGGTCGGGTCGGTTTCGAGGTCAACAATAACCGAATACTGGTTCAGTACCGCGTAGTCCGGTTTGACGGTCTCAATCAGATCGTTGTGGTCGGCATGCACGTTCTGTGAACCAGAAACGTGTGCGTGAACGAGCGTACGGCTTACTATATTGTGAATAAAATCAATGTACCTCGGAACATCTTTGTTTTTGACTGCATTGAATCCATAGAAACAATCGTGAATATCACTCAGTGTTATTTTTGCAGTAAACACACCTCTAACTGCAGCCACTGCCCATTTTGAACCAGAGATTTTATTGCGCAGCGCAGATGCTCCAATGATTTTTCCGAATGTCGCCATCACAGATTCAAGGACCTCAATTTCCAGCCCATACAGACGGGCATCTGTAATCGTGTTGTCATTGCTCTGGCAGTAGTTACAACCATTCCAGATATTAATGCCTGACTGCACTGCACAATCACCCACGTAGTTTTCATTGGCCTCTGAATTATGGCCGCCAGCGCTGCCGTAAATACCCCACGCCCAAAAATGATGCGCGTCATTTTTGTTGATTTTGGCCCCCGGACAATTACGCAGCTGAATACCGGAATCCCCGTACTCACGGCGCAGGGTGACGTCAACGGCTGTTTTATTGAACCGCTTTTTGGGACCACGTATCTTCAGACGTTCACCGATTACAATACCAGGGCAATCAAGCGCAGAAATAATCCCACCAGGATAACCCTGCGTTGCGCCAGCATAAGGGGCATAGTATTCCCACCCGTCAACCAGAATAAACTCGAACTGGTCTTTAAGCGTAATGCCGTCAAGAAACCCGCCGTTACGTGGTAGTATTTTCAGATTGGATTTTCCACGTAGATAGTGCGGGCGCGTTATGCAATGCCGACCGTCGATGTAAATTGTGCAGCCATCCGGTGCAGCATCAAAAAGGCGTTGAATAGCTGGGCTCGCGTTTGAGTCATCACCAGGAACTAATCCTGCATCCCACGTACTGAGTTCGGTAATATTTTTACGGCACCACCCGTTAAAAACGGTGACGCCGTTATTTACAGCTGACTGCGACGAATCATAATAAAACTCCCCACCACCCAGATTGCTACCGACTTGATAGCCAATGACCAGCACTCGCTCTCCATCACTTCCCGGGTGTGCTGAAAGCATCGCCACAGACTGAAACTGACCAACCAGTTTAAACCCTTCGTCTGAACCCAGGTTTACGCGAACAATATCGGCAATTTACAATCTGCCTTTTCAAAGGGTTGCATAATGCTGATTGGCTACGCGCGGGTGTCTACCGGCGATCAAAACCTCGATTTGCAGAAAAACGCGCTGGTTCGCGCAGAATGTGAGCAGATTTTCGAAGATACAGCGAGCGGGAAAAATTCCAGGCGCCCAGGGCTGAGGCGTGCTATCCGTCGTTTAAAACCAGGGGATTCTCTCGTGGTCTGGAAGCTGGATCGCCTTGGGCGTAGTGTTCGTGACCTCATAAGTCTGGTCTCAGAGCTGCAGGATAAAGGGATTCACTTTCGTAGTCTGACCGACAGCATTGATACCAGCACGCCAGCAGGCCGGTTTTTCTTCCACGTCATGAGCGCCCTGGCTGAGATGGAGCGCGAGTTGATAGTGGAGCGTACCCGCGCCGGTTTAGCCGCTGCGAGGGAGCAGGGGAGAGTAGGCGGACGCCGCCGGGTAATGACCACAGAGGTTGTGGAGCGATGCCGCAGAATGCTGGAGAACGGCGCAACCCGGCAGCAGGTAGCCGATGTGACAGGGGTGGGAGTGAAGACGATTTACAAATATTTTCCGGTACAATACGGCGATAAAAAATCCCCTTGAGCAGGCACACTCAAGGGGAAAATACTACATAACATCATTGCTGTGTGCGTCTTTGCGCTCGTCCATCTTCCAAGAAGATGCTTAAAGCTTCCAGATATTTCTGGTCTGAGCAGTTAAAACATTGGGTCGGTAGCCGATGTGATAGGAGGGGGTGAAGACTATTTATAAATATTTCCCCGCCGGTTAAGTTTGCTCACCTGCGAACCGTATGCCAGAGCCCTCAGATGAGCAATTTGCTATTACTTCATATGCTTGGTTATACGCCCCCAGAAATCCCGTGGAGCAGCTTTCATAACGCTGAAGCTGCTCCATTTCCGATGTCGCAAGGTACTTGTATCTATATACATCAATGAGTAATGGGATGTCGCAAGTACTTTTAGCATTCTCTGGCAAGCTAAGTAGAACAAAATGAACTATCATCTGTCTACATTGATGAACTAAAGCCCGATGCAAAAATTAACAGAAATCAGTTGATTTTTCATCTGCGACTTGTTATCTTGCACTCAGAGTCGAGTTGTACCTGACTCTCACGCACATTAGAGAGGCAAAAATATGTTAACGCCGTTTGGTAAGAAAGTAAGGAAATTACGTATAGACGTCGGTGTCACGCTGAAAAGCATGGCTGATGCTATGGGCGTGACCTCGTCTTACCTCTCAGCAATTGAAACAGGAAAGCGGGCTGTAACCGATCCTGTATTGAAAAGTATCATTAGCTATTTCACTAATGAAGGCGTTCATGCAGGAGATGAGTTAACAAAAGCGGCGCGTGATTCTCAACAATCTGTTGAGATTAATCTATCGGGTAAGAATCAAAATGCTCGTGAAGTAGCGATGGCATTTGCACGTAATTTCGATGAATTAAGTGATGATGAGTTTAAACGTCTACGTGAATTGTTAACTAAAAAACAATAAGTAGGAGGCTCTGTTTGAGCGGACAAGATTATCGAGTACCACCTTTAAGCCGCAACGCGGTGCGTGGTTTAACAAGCAAATTACGCTCGATGCTGAAAATACATGATTTGTATTTTCCCGTAATTGAAATGCTGGAGTTCGCACTACCGCAGATCTTACCTAACTTTTCGTTTGAAACAGCTTCTGAAAAGGAGATGGGGGGGACACATGGGCTAACTATGCCTCAGGACTCGCTGATCATTCTTCGTGAAGATGTTTATGAGGGAGCTCATGCAGGAAACGGGCGTGATCGTATGACGGTTGCTCATGAGATTGGACATCTACTAATGCATAAAAATATTGCTTTTGCTCGAGCTGAGCCAGGAGTGGAAATTCGAGCTTTTGAAAGCAGCGAGTGGCAGGCAAAGTGCTTTAGTGGAGAGTTGCTCGTCCCCTACAGCCATGCAGCTCTACTAAGAGGCATGTCTGTAGAAGAAATAGCTGAAGCGTGTGGGGTTTCTGCACACGCAGCAGATTATCAAAAACAGTTATTAAAAAAGTAAAACCCTGACGGCGCCAACCATCAGGGTTTAACTAGGCGATGATACCAAGAGGCATCGCACCGTGAACTTCTCTATAAGCAACCCGAACATAACACTTCGGGAGAGTAGGTTCAAGGAAAAATCTCTCTCGGTAAGGAGGTGTTTATGGATGGGTTTAAAGTCAGTTGTTTCAAAAGCGGCTCCGAAGGGATTCCGCTGGGTCTTCTGTCGCTACCGTAAGGTTCGCGGGAAATCCGCAAAAGTCCTTGATGCGCATGATTATGGCTACGAGGCTTGGGCTTTCTTGGTTCGTTGCTAAGAAAGTATATTAAAAAGGCACCTAATAGGTGCCTTTTTTTATGCGGTTACTACTTCACCATGAGGAAAGGAGGTCCAATCGTCATCAGGAGTGTGATGAGGTGAAAGGTGAAGACTGCCTATAAGTACCTGCCAGGTTCCGAAGAATCATTATGTTGCGTCGGTGTGCCTGATCGATAGCTGGAACCTGTATTGATCAGATCTCTCAATGAATCTACTGTATATAAAAACAGTATTATCAGTAGGTGAAGTTATGCCGCGAAACTCAGATATCGAAATAGCCTGGCGTCAGGCAATTGTCATTGAGCCTAATGGCCGTCGCACCGTGACAACGTCCGGTTTTATCCGGGAACTCGCAAAAGTTAACTGGATATGGTCACCTCGGCAGGCTAACCAGTGGATAGAGCACTATGTGACGACATTCCGGGATGTCTCAACGCAGGAAGGCGATGAGCGCACGTTCCAGCTTTACAACCCAAATGGAGGGCTGTAATCGTGGGATTTCCATCGCCAGCATCAGACTATGTGGAGGGACGGTTAACCGTCGATAAGCTATGCAGCATCGGCCCTAATACTCGGATCGTACAGATAGAAACAGGCTATGCCGTAGTTGATTTCTCCGTTAAACCAAAGCAGCAGGACACGGTATTGATCCAGTACTCCGGCGGTACAGATTTTGCGAAAGTTATGGGGCACGCGTTTATTACTCGGGATGGTGAGGCGCTGGAAGGCGAGGCATTGGACGATGTGGTAGTGTTAGGAATAGTGACATTCGTCATCAACCGCACTAGCCGTAATGATGACGAATGCCCGGTTATATAAATCCTTTGAAATATGCGTACATATATGAGTACATAAAAAGGCAGTAATTTGCTTTATTATCCTATAAATACATTTACTTATATTATTTATTAACCATATCCATTTAACTAAGGGGACAAGGCGGCACGAGTATAGCGTTTTTTGCCCGCCTGAGTAAGAGCCATACCGTCTGACTGCTTAAACCCTCGCCACTCAGGGCGCTTTTTTTATGCCCGGTCGGCCTTTTTCCCTTTCTCCGCCGCCTGGGCGCGGGCTTCCGCTTTTCGCTTGCTGCTCATATCGTTACGGATCTGCGCATGGCTCAGCAGTGCGAAGATGAAGGTCCCGCCACAGATATTTCCCGCCAGGGTCGGCAGGGCGAACGGCCAGATAAAGTCGCTCCAGGGCAGATTTCCATTAAACACCAGATAAAGGATCTCGACCGAGCCCACCACAATATGGGTGGTATCCGCCAGGGCGATAAGCCAGGTCATGAGAATAATCACCACGATTTTGGCGGCGCCGGCGACAGGAAACATCCAGACCATGGTGGCGACCAGCCAGCCGGAAATAATCGCATTGGCGAACATCTCTGTCGGACTGTTTTTCATTACGTCTTCGGCAATGCTGACAAAGGCCTGACGGGTTGGCTCATCAAAAATAGGCATATAATTGAAGGCCCATGCGGCCACCGCGGTACCGATGAGATTGCCCGCCAGCACCACCGACCATAGCCGCATCAGCAAACCGACGTTACCGAGGGTGGGATTATGCATCACTGGCAGAACGGCGGTGACCGTATTTTCAGTGAACAGCTGCTGACGGGCCATAATTACGATAATAAAGCCGAAGGTGTAGCCGAGGTTTTCCAGCAAAAAACCTCCCGGGATCCCCTCCAGTTTGACGTGAAAAATTCCCTTCGCCAGCAGGGAGGCCCCCATCGACAGGCCGGCCGCAATCGCTGACCATAGCAGGGCCAGCGCATCGCGCTCCATCTCTTTTTCCCCTTCCTGGCGAATATGTTCATGGATCGCCATCGCCCGCGAGGGAAGGCGATCTTCATTTACTTCGATCTCTTCACCACGCTGATTTTCCTCACTTTCCACTTCTCTTTCGTCATCCTCTGCCTTTAATTTGTTATTGTCTAGTTCATCCAT